TAGACCTGAATTCATATTGGCGGCATACCACAGAAGAGGTAGCCTCGTACTAGGAGGTGATCCCTCGTCTACATTAAAGCCCCCCGGGAAACCGAGGGGCTTTAGTGTCTCTCTGGCAGCTAGAGAAGATCCGAGTTATTGGGGTGCACTACTCCAAGTAGGGGTTGAATCTTTTTATCCTCATCGGGACCATCCCATTCAACATCATCCCAAAGGAGCTGGTCAATTTCAGGAAGAGAATCAACAAAAAATTTACCAATCAGGAAAACAGCGACAACGCCGACAATCATGCCGACGACTATAAAGATAATGACGTATTCCATTAGACCTCCACTAGACGATACTCAAGAACTTGTTCCCAACCAGATGGCCGCCAAATCCAGTATGTGTCGCTCCAGCCGCGCTCTTGCGCGTACTGGTAGGCAGCGTAAAATTCACTCGATGCCAAGATCACCTGGTTGCGTTCCATGGCACTAATCTACCACATTATTGAGCCCCAAGTGAATTCCGAGATCACAACCTCCGCTTTACAAGAGCGGCGCTCTGCCTTTGAGCTATTAGGGCAGAATCTAGAACTCTAAAAGATCGTCGTCGCCATTGGAGAATGCTTCTTCATCGTCTAAGACAATCTCCGCAACGTCAGCAAGTAGGGTGTCGAGGTGCTTTTCAATGACACACTCGCTCTCTTCACCGTTGATTGAAACTTGCGCGACCCAGTCAGGGCCGTCTTGATAAATATCAACGCGATATGTGTGTGGACTACTCATAGAAAAAGTTTATCACAAGAACATTCGAAGGATTGCTTGCGCCATTAGAGGAGGCACAGCATTTCCAATCTGCAAGAACTGGTTAGTCTTAGTTCCCTGCCACTTAAAATCACGCGGGTAACTCTGCAGTACTCCCGCCTCTTCCACGGTAATACGAGTTGACTCGGCATAGCTGTTGTCTTTGGCGTGGATGCTCGGTATAAACGTACCATCCGCGAGTGCATATTGAATCGTCTTGCGAGCGCCGGAACCGCCTTGAAGTCCTCGACCGACTGCGTTCGATACGGTCATGGCAGGACGACTTACGAACCCCCACTTGAGCGCATCAAACATGCTGTGCCAGCGAGCAGACTTGGTCTTTGAGTATGGTCCGTCCGTCCGAGCAGACCTAGGCTTTGTTGCTTCGACTTCATCACGACGAGCAATCAGAACAGCTCGCTTGCGAGTCTGAGGTACGTTGTACTCCTCGGCGTGGAGGTTTCCCGTCCATACAGAGTAGCCCATCTCTTCCATGGCCGCACCACATGCAACCCACACAGGAAGTACCGGAGGCACCTGCTCGAACACAACGTACATCGGTCGATCTCGCCACACGTGAGCAAGAGGAGTAAGTACGAGTGCCGTACGCGGATCAGTGAGCGTAGTGAGCTCGTGTAGTGCAACTGGGTCTTTATAGACACCAGTAGAAATAGCAGACAATACTTCTTCTAGTGCCTTGCGTCCATCTCCATCTCCGGCTACCGAAAAGGTCTGGCACGGAGGAGAAGCGATCAGAATGTCGTAGTCCTCTTGGAACGAGGAGTCAAGAAGTCCATTCCACACGTCGTTGTAGATGGTGGTCATGCCGTTAGCTGCTCGAGTGGCTACCGCATCAGGCATAATCTCGACACCCATTTCCTCGATGCCAAGCCATTGACAGGCTACGCCCCAGCCAGTCCCTGCGAAAAGATCAAGTGCTTTTGTCATTCTGCAAGTGTATCGCACCTTGCATCGAAGTCAAATTTAATACTTCTTCTTTCGAGGTTTATTGATCACGTGGCGCACGATTTCATCAATTGCACCATACAACATCACCAGACCAAATAAGGCTATAAGAGTCAGTACTCCATAGCCTATGAGCAAAGCACTGAAGTAGATAAATAGTGTCATTTTTTAACCTCCATTTTATGTACCAACTCTTGAAATTGAGGGTCCTCACTCAGATATTTAGATGCGTACCTGACAACTAATGTTATCAAAAGAATGTCGTCTAGCTGGCCGATCACTGGAATAAAGTCAGGGATCAAGTCAATTGGAGACAACAAGTAAAGCACTGATAAGAAAAGAATAATCTTAAGATGAAGTGGGACTTTCTTGGCTAACTCCCATGCCATACGCGCTTTACTCATCACTTGAGCGGTGGCTTAGGTAAGTGACCAGCACCATCAATGGTGTAGCGCTGGAAGAATGAAAACACAATGTCATCGCCCACCGGACGGGCGCGGCCTCGATCCCGCTGGAGGGCTTCCTCATAAGTAATGATGAAGTCACGGAACTCAACAATGTATCCGTTCTCTCGAGCAATCTTCTTGAGGTACGAGACATTGGACTTGTAGAGGTTGGTATTGTCAACCACGATGTCACGTCCCTCATACATCAACTGCTGAAGGGCCGCGTTGTGGATCCGGGTGATGATACTTTCGTCGACGTTATCTCCGTGCCCTGAGTTGAATACCATCCAGCGAATGTCATCACGATTGACCCGAGCTCGATTAGACGGATCTTGCGAGAGCCACTCAAGCGCCCATGTCGTCTTCCCGCTTGCGGGGATGCCTCGGCAGATGATCAGTTTTCGTTTGGTACTCATGTGTCCCTGTCTACGCTGGTGGAAGTTCGTAAAATGTCTCTTTACCGTGCTTGACCCTAATTGTCGGGTCCAGCATAATCTTGAAGCCATTGCGCCGTGCGTTCATGCACCACGAGTAATCTTCTCCTACATTTGTCATAAAGTCAATCTCAGGCCATTTGATGTGCTCGATCTTGAACCACGGTCGATCACACTTCTCGAACACACCCTGCTTCATTGCCACAAAGCCGAACCCAACACCAAACACTTCGACAGGGTCACTCTGCATGAAGAAGTTAGACTCATGTGTCGTGACCGGAAACTCGCCCTCAAGCTCTGGGTGGAACACACTACACGCAACAATCCCCTCCGGGGTGCTGGCGTAAAGTCCAGAAATTACGTCTTCGTCACTGTCCAAGATATGCATAAACTGCCACGACTCCCAGATGATGTCTGAGTCGATCCAGAAAATCTTGCCATAGGTATACTGACCAGAACCAACTTCACGCGTCTTCCAGTCATTCTCGTACTGATCAACGGCAACAAATTCTCGACCGCTGGGGATAAACGAAGACTGCTTGCTCAAGAAACGGTAAGTCAATCCCCGCTTCTCAAGTTCGCGGATGGTATCGACCAGACTCTGGACGTACTCAGCGTGAAGCATCTTCCCAGGCGTCGCAATAAGAACGTCGTAGTGTGGGATCACTTGATGTACTTCCCAGCGCCGTTTTTGTCAACAAACATTACGGGAGGAGAAGTAAACTTTCTTTTACGAGTGGTACCGCATGTAGCGCAGGTCACACTGTCAGTGTCATCGACACCACGAACGACCTCGATAACATCGTTGCAGGTCTCACAGGAGTAGTCATATGTAGGCATGGCCTTAGTCTATCATCAACTAACTCGGGTGCGTCGAGCCCGACGAGCACAAATAGGACATGCGGTAGCTTGCAGTCCTCGGCTGTAAATCGACGCCATCCACTCATGGCCGCACGTAGAGCAGACCCACCACGCTGCACGACCACTCCCAGCGGCAACGCTAGAGGGTAGAAAGTTATTACGCGGAGACCAATCTGAAATAAGATCAGGGCACCTAGTGACTAGATCATTGACGCCTGGTTGAAATGCTGTACCCATATGCCTCTAACATAGCACAAAGCCCCTACCGAAGCAAGGGCTTTGTTAACGGACTTCGAGGATTTGAACCTCTGCTCTCACTGTAGCCGCGCCTACCCTTGCGGACCAGTCCGTCTACATATAGTAGCACGAGGTCTAGCGTTCTGCAATCCTTTTCTTGAGGTCTGAGCTACTAATCCCACGAGTGTACGGAATATAGACCAACCCAATTCCTCGATCATCAAGCCAGTCCTGATCAAAGCCCATCTGACCGTAATAATCCTTCTTCGCCCAGTCAGAGCCAATCACGATGTAGTCCGGCTTCACAATATCAATCGTAATCTTAGAGTCAGCCCCGCCCACGTTAGGGATCACCTCGTCTACCCAACGACAGGCCATTAAAATTTCACGGCGCTCCGAGAATGTCATAGCAGGCGCATACCCACGATACGACGTGTAGAACTCGTCGGTGTTGAGAGATACCACCACGCGACCAATCTCGGAACAGCGCTTGAGAAGTCGAAAGTGCCCAGAGTGCGGGAGATCAAAGCTTCCGCCTGTGTAGACAGTAATGTCAGACATTAGTACTCAAATCGTTTGGTCATGAGGGGGTAGGCGGTCTCAAGTTCGATATATACCTTGGGGAAACTATGAGCCTTAGTATTCATTGTATGGTAGATAGCCCGCACCGCTTTTTCTGTATTACCTCGGAGAGTCTCCCAGTCGATGTATCGATCTTTAACCATATTGCACTCCCAGAGAGCTGTCTTAGTATCGTAACTTGTACCCTCTACTTCAAACATTTCTGTACTCATATCGCGGTAGATCTTCTTGTTGTTCATCAAGACCATAGCCGAGTAAACCCAGTCTAGGCAGTGTCCAGATATCATCTTGGAGAAGTCCATGAATCCCCTTTCCAGCATCCACTCATAGTAGTCGAGGAGCATCAGGGCCAGTTCTCGACGCATAGCCCAGTAGAGTCCATTGATATTTGTTGTAAGCAACATCTCAGGGTACATAGTAGAGGGAGCAATAGCCGTGGTCATGCCCGAACCACCGTCAGTAGGGAGGTGAGGTGACATGAGCCAAGTGTCTTGATCCTTTAGCATGTGGTCTTCGACCTTATGAACGAATGCTGGGAAGTCGTCGCACAGAATGTCTCCAGCACTAAATATAAATACATCATGCTCTGTGTACGAAAAGTCAACTAGCGAGTTATAGACGTGTCCAAAGTATCTAACGTCGTCTGCACGCTTCCATTTCACAAAGCGTTGCTCTTCAGTGCATCGATCCCAAATTAAATAGTCCAGACCACGCATTTGCTTTTCAAAGTCTCTAGTAACGTAAAGTCGATCATCCCACGCCACCGTGTAGCTCTTGCTCGTAAACTTTTCCACTACTTTAATCGTCCCATTAAAAAATCAATCTGATCATAGAGATCGTCTAGTGTCCCATAGTTGTGGAGAATCTTGTCAAATCGGTATCCCTCAAGATCAAATTCAGAAACGTGCTTGTTTGGAGCTTCAACTCCATCGCGCTCTACACGCCAAATCTGACCGCCAGCTTTACGGACGCGTTCCGCCTCATTCTGAAACCGAACATCAGCAAAGACAACCAACCGTTCCCCGTCGATTTCATCAAAAGTACGATTGACCCAAATATCTTGACCAAACATCTGCCGACCAACCTCGGTTCCCATGCGTTGGATGTAGCCACGAATGTCGGGACTGACCTGCTTCAGGTCTTCCCATCCAAACACGTCAACTGCCTCAGCCAGAGTAGATCCACCCATAGTGTCGTTATCCATAGGATCAACAATGCGAATTAGTGGGTTGAGCCGGACTAGTGCTTCCTTCATTGGAGTTGAGAATGAGACCTTCTGATGCCCGTACTTCAGGGAAATGTAGTCCGCAGCAGAGTCTTTACCCGATCGAGCAAATCCCGAGAGTCCAATGTATTCAATCATAGGGAAACTCTACCAGAGAGTCAATAACCTCAGAGTAGGGGATTTCAGCAATAAACGTTTTTTTATCGTCGACGCCAAAGGATAGAACTAGATCGTCCCCACGCCGGACAAGGCCAGCAACATATTCAATATGAGCGTAGCCAAAATTAAATTTAGGAGTCGTCGCCACGATCCGTCCCAACTTGTCATACCGGACAAACAGGTGTTCATACTTTCGCTCCCGCGACTGGACCATACTAAAAGTCTTATTGCTAAATACTTTTTTGCTTGGGTCAACTAGCGAAGCGACGTGGCATACTGCTAGGTACCCATCCCCGTCAGCTAACAGCTGAGATCCACCACGAATCCCGAGAAGCTTCTCTTGTGGCCCAACCTGAACAAACTTTCCGTCTTTGTAGACGATGTTTGGACCGTATATATAGTCAAAGTCGCCGCCACCATCAGAAGTGGGAATCCAATTCTTCTCAACCACCTTCTCATGCTGACCGGGATAGATTTTTTCTAGGGTGGCAATCATCGACTTATCGTCTACATTCCACAATGTCATTCGACCAACTGGAGTGTGGGTTTCCATAATCGTGGCAGTAAACTTCCAACCGCCGTCCCGCCAAAACAGACGAGCGTCTTCTGCGCCTCGCTTGAGTTCAACGTCCGCGTCGAGTCGAAGGCGATAAAGTTTTCTAGGCAGAATCGTCTTGGCGTCCGCGTCAAGCCGAGCAAACCAAACTCTACTTTGAACCATGGACCCCTGCGTAATAATTGCACGTGGCCGAGTCTCCGAGAAGATGTAGTTGCTCGATCTGATGGTCATGGCATACCCAGACCCGTCCCCCGCCTCGGCTATTGAGGGGTTGAATGCAGACCAGCGATTATTGTTTGCCTCAGGGAGCATCAAGACAAACTCAGTTTTAAATTCCATGATTCCAGTCTACCAATAGGACAGGCCCCCACCGAAGTGAGAGCCTGCCATAGTCGGAGCTACTTGGTGTACGTCGGAGACGCGGCATAACCTAGGAGCCAACCAACCTGCGGCCACTTTTTCTCTGCCCACTTTGCGAGAGAATAGTACGCCATTGTGACGATACCAATGAAGGTAGTCACTATAGTGCCGAGATCGACCGAGATTCCGATCCCAGCAAGTCCCTCGAGAATCTGCTGGACATCAATACCAATAAGCAATAGCTGGGCGATGAGGACACCAACCAACCACGGTACAAATGTGCGGATTCCGGCGACAATTGAATCATTGAGTTTCATAGCTCTCCTTGTTCGTGACGTCAGTCTATCACATTATAGACTTTAAAAGAGCGTTTTTACTCTTGTGATGACTAGGTGAGACCGTACCCGCTGATGATCCAAGTGGTAGACGTTAGTTTGAGTAGCGTTGCAATACCATAAGCAGCAAGGGTGCGAGTACCTGTTGTTCCTACTCCAGCCAAATACATGGTGTCGGTAGTAATAGCGATGGATGTCGAAACGGATCCTGGGTTAACTATTGTGACAGATGTTCCGATTGCAAACGCCACTGATGAGTTGGCAGGAACGGTAATTGTTCTGCCCGTTGTTGTGACGTATATATGCTTACCGGCATCACCTAATACGAGTGTGTAGTTTACGGCAGTGCTGGTCTGAGCCATTCCATAGGTAGCAGCTTCTGCACGATTGGCAGCAGACTGGACCTGAGCCAAATAGACCGCAGCGGCCTCAGTATTTGGATCGGCAAGTGCCGTATCGGGGTCTACATCTACCAGCTCATCAAAGTCAAATGGACCAGCACCGCTAGGAAGACGCACGGTACGAATAAGGGTAGTAAGCCCACTGACATAAACACCAATACTCCAATACATCCCTACTGGAAGTTGAAGTAGTTGAAAGTTGGAAGCTGGAACACCCGCAACAATAGAGAGTTCAATACGCTTCGGGAAGATAACGGTGTTGTCGACAGTCCGAGTAGCAGGCTTTCCAGCAGAGAAAGCTGTTGCCACAATTTTTGCGTCAGTAACGCTAGTACCGCCCAGAGAGTCAATCAGAGTACTGATGTTGATAATTGCCATATATCAATAGTACCGCTAAACGTAAAAGGCGAGATTATTCTTAAGACGCTCGTTGTCTGGGGCGAGCTCGTGAGCAACGGTTCCATACTTGAGTGCTAAATTATTCTGCCCCATACGATGTGCACAGATAGCGGCCAAGTCGTAGGCTTTTTCTCCCCACGCAAATGCTTCACGCTGGTAGGCCAAGATGTGATCGCCATCCTCGATTGAGATGGCTTTCTCGGATGCAGCCAGTCCTTCTGCCCATTGCTCACGGTCATAGTGCCACTGTGCGAGTTCGACCCACGCTTCTCGGTAGTGGGGGATTTCCTCTGTTGCCTGCTGGAGCCAGAGCTTACCCTCGATGCCAGGAGACATCTCAGCCAAGAAGCGACAGGCCCGAGCCCGATCCACATTCCACACGGCACTCTTTAGATTCAGATACCGGACAAATTCCTCTTTGGCTTCACGGATACGGGAGTAGAAAAACAGCTCCCGCGAATAGTAGTACGCATACCGAGCATCTTCTGGTTCTTCTCTTGCCCAGAACTCAAGCAGGTGAAGGTAATTCCCCCGAGACTTAGTTTCATCTGGGTGATGTTCCATTGTGATATTGACGGGCCGCTCAACTTGAGTGATGTCGACTACGCAGATTGCCTCGTGGATCGCCCACCGCCATCGATACCCGTGACGTGCGTGAATTCGCTGAGCTAAAAAAGTCATATCTTCGTTATAGATAAAGCTCGGACGTGGAAGCGTGATACCGTCCTCAAGACATTTCTCAAGTTCTTCTCGAAAGTTAGGACTGATAATCTCATCCATATCCATTGAGATACAGTAGTCGATGTCGTCGGGAATTCCGTCGAGGGCCGCATTCCGGGCAGTGTCAAATCTCCACGGATTGACGGTAGTTTTGATTACGCTAATCCCTAGATCACGGGCAATCTGAACGGTATCGTCTTCTGATCCAGTGTCGCAAATCAGCAGGTAGTCAGCATCTTTGGCCGACTGGTACCAGCGCTCGACGTGCTTCGCCTCGTTCTTGGCGATTGTGTAGATAGCAATCTTTACCATGTCAGCCTAGCGAGCCCAGTTCACGCTTGAGCTGAGGCCAGCAATATCAAAGGCACCACCCGCAGTATGACTAGGGGCCGCAGTAGGAATAAAGCCACGATTCATCAACATCGCGCGACTTCCATCTCCCTCGATGGGGATACCTCGGTCACGAAGTTTACGGAGCAAAGCAATCTGAGTCATGGCACGTTCACCGCGAGATTCACTCCACATACGGTAGCGAAGATACATGCTACTAATAGCAAGGTTGAGTCCAGGAGTCTCTTCCGTTTCCTCGACCAAGAACATTCCAATACGGTCCTCACTACGGCGATATACATCTGAGGCTTGGTGCACAGCGGTACACCAGCCAAGAGGATCAATATCTTTCGACCCTAAGTACTTTATTGCCCCCTCGACAGCCCATGCCAGAATTGCAGGCATGCCACCCTCAGGATCGAACAAGAACTCCTTGAGCGTAGGATCGGCTACTGCAGGAACCTGCGACCACGGAATCGGACGAATACGACGCCACATTGCATCGTCAGTGATGATTGGGCGGTGGTTGGTCGTGAGCCACAACTTGGCGTGTGACTGAAACGTGAACGGCTTCTCACCGGGAGAACGCGCCGAGATTTCAGATGAACCAGTCAACTTCTTGACTGCATTCTCTTTGATACGCTCCGACTCAGGCAACTCGTCAACCCAGACCATACGGCGGCCACGGAGTTCGGCCCAGTGGTAGAGGTCGGTGTTGTTGGACTGTCCGTTGTCCTGAGCAAGAATAGTAGAGTCCATCGGCCATGCGTACTGCTGGGTTCCGAGGCACTTGACGATTGCCTCGACAAAGGTGTTCTTACCCGACCCAGGGGGACCGTAAACAAGGAACATCACATCTTGTGTGTTGAGACCAGTGATTGTGTAGCCAACTGCACGCTGAATCCAGTCCTGAAGTTCTTTATCTCCGCCAGTGGCAAAGTCAACAAAGTCAGTCCAACGGTTATTTACGCGACCTGGCTGGTAGGCAACAGGGCTACGTCGAGTGATGTGTAGGTCGGGACGACCCTTAAGGAGTTCTCCAGTCCGCAGGTCGACGACACCATTCTTGACACCGAGCAGGTGATCGTCGCTATCCCACTCATCGACTGGCACAAAGACGCGAGGGTCGGAGGTGCAGCTGTCGATAGCTGAGTTGAGGCGAGCGTTTGACTTAGTCTGCATGGCCCACTTCATGACCTCTTGCTTCTTGTTGGGGTCGTCGTAGTGGATCACCTCACTTGCGATAGTCACAGAGACACGCTTTGCCAACTCACGCAACTCAAGGTTCTCAATGTCGTTCTTCCAGTGTGTTCCAGACCATGTGTACCAGCCAAGACCTGGGGTGTAGCGAACACCCTGACCAAAGTTGTCAACGATACGACGTCCGTTCCCGACGTCGGTGAGCGAACGCTGTCCAGCAATTCCACCGTCCTCGGGGTTTACAGCATCGGGGTCCTTGGGGACATCAATGTTTCCCATAGTTGAAGCGCCCATAATCGATTCACCGTTATGGACACCGATGGAAACCATGCCGCCGATAGTTCCGTCCAGTGAGTAGTCGACATCGTCGTCAGGGTCGCTTGTTGAGACAGGGGCAGTGCGCGAAGTCAGAGCCGAGGTGTTTTGCGACCCACCAGCAATACGAGCAGCAGCGTCTTTCTCCCAGTCGGAGATTCCAGCCCAACCCCGCGAGTGCTTGGGGTTGTTGTGCACAAAGTCAATAGCTCGACGGACGTGGCCGAGAAGTCCGGTCGCTCCTTCGAGTTCGAGTGGGGGACGAACCTTTTCATAGTTGAAACGGATCATCATGTTTTCTACGGCCTGACGACCGAGCTCATCCTGAGGAAACTTGTTAGCAAGAGCACAGGACATAGCGTAGATAGTTACAGCACGCTCGCCCTCCTCAAGACCCTCCTCAAGAAGCTTGTCCACGTCAATGCGCTCGCCCTTAAACTCAAGACCGTCAAGAGCAGACCAGTCACCAGAGCCGAGGGACGTCGAGCTACGCATTGAAGCAGTACGACCACGCTTACGCAGGGTGTCGAGAAGTTCGTCAGGTGCTTCGGCCATGTGGATTTCCCACGGAGCGTGGCCAGGCTTCCACCCATAGGACACACCTGAGATGTGATTAGAGGGGTGAAGCAAAACATAGCCGTTGTGCTTTATGTCAATACCGGGAAGCTTGGCCGCCCTAAGGTTGCCAACCAGCTCTTCCTTAAACTCACACTTATAGAAGAGGTGCCGTCCGCGAAGGATCTGTCCCTTGTAGGTGTATTCACCAGTAATGGCTTCTACAGTCGGGGGGAGTGCCCCATTGACCAGTTCCTCAAACTTGAGGAACGATTCAAAGCCACCCGATCGAGGGTCAATGTCGACTACAAAAAAGCCGGAGTCCCGACAGGCAACGCCGATGTTGTACCGGGATTCAGCACGCCACCACGACGAAATCTGATTGGGATCGGTTGTGGCCTGATTGGGCCAGTCGTAGATAGCGGGGTGCTTACCAATGTCCTTGGGGTCAGAGTGCTGACCACCGCAAGTGCATCGACCACCCTCGGTCACCCCATGACAGGGAAGAATTTTCCAGCCTAACCCCGTGTACCACGAAGCCAGCTTTTCCAAATTTTGTTCGTCGCTCACCGTATTCCTGACTGTGCAAGTGTCCCAACTCTATCTTCTTCTGTGTCAAAAGAGAGTGGAAAGACCATAGTAACACGAAAACTCGCCTGCCACAAAGAGCGGTAAAATATACTTAATACACAAATATTCCGTCGTATTACAGCTACCGAGAGGCTGACGGATAGCCCTGTCTGCCCACTACCAGAAAGTGTATCCCACATGAAAGAAATCACCAAGAGCATCGTGCTCCGTTCCATCGGTATTGTGCTGATGACGTTTATCCCTGGAATGGGGATTGGCGCTGTCGCAGCTGGTGGAGACTGGATGATGGGTGGCATCATTGCCACTGGCACATCATTCGCAACCGTTATTATTTACCTCGGTGTCGTACTTGCTTGGTCAGGCAACTGGTCCGCGACCGACGTTCAAACTGCATTCCGCGCTGCTGCATCTAAGGCTGCCGAAAGCAACGACGACGTTCAGGCCGCACTCAACAACGTTCAAGAAGACCAGAGATAAGTAAAAATATTCCATGCGCTTACCGAGACAAGCGCTGGAAGTCGTAGCAACGACTAATGCGCTGATTGCTTCAATTCTTGGCGTTGTAGTGCTCCCACTTGTGCTACTGGCTTCTCCAGCATATGCATACCCCACTCCTCAGTCACAAGAGGAGTACAACCGATATGTCCGTGAAGCCGACGCCAGAATTGAACAATCACGCGCAGATCTCGAGAGCGCTCAATCTAATCTGATTGACGCGTCTTTTGCTGTTGAATCCGCACAGACGCAGTTGGCCGAGTCCGAAAATCAACTGGCTCAGACCACGCTCAATCTGGCAATAGCGCAGGCCGCATATGACTCTTCTGTCATTGACCTATCTATGGCCCAGAGTAACTACGACAACAACTTGATCCCAGACCCCAACTCTCCGGGGGAAGAACGCATTCCTGGAATACGCGCTGACATTTACAATCAACTGCCTTCTTCCAACCCCACCCGCGCAGACAATCTCTACAATCTCTGTAAGACGGTGACGTTCACGCACATCAACCACCAGTGGGGCGGCGGAAGCGTCGAAGGGTGTGGAAACGACTATGTGATGATCCACTACACCGGATACCTTACAATTCCAGAGTCCACACCATACGGATATGACTTCCTCAACAACGCCGATGACGGCTGGTACATGACGCTTGATGGAATGGTTATCAACGACAACTGGGTACTCAAAGGTTGTGGCGGTTGGTGGAGTCAGAAGTTTCACCTCGAGGCCGGACGTTCGTACCAACTTGACGCTTGGTACTATGAGTGGAGCGGTGGAGCGTGCTCGACGCTGTACTACGACAACGGGTACACCTGGGGAGTAATCCCAGCCAGCTGGTACTCGCAGAACGACTACTCCGAGATAACTTATGTGCACGATCCTGCGCTTCTGGTAATTCTTCAAGAAAAACAGGCCGTACAAAGTAGAGCATCGTCAAGTCTCTTAGTCGCCGAAGAAGGCTATACCTCGGCTCAAGACGGATATAACACAGCCTTAATTCTTACGGAGCAGACAGCTCAAGCTAAATCAGAAGCTGAAGTAGCCGTTCCTCCCCTCGAAGAAGCACTGCAAAACGCCTTGGATATGCGGGCTTCAATTCAGCCATACATTCCCTATGTAGAGCCAGAGCCAGAGCCAGAGCCAACTACAGAACCCACCCCAGAACCTTCCCCCGAACCTACAGTTGAGCCAACTGTAGAGCCAACTCCTCCGACCGAAGAAGAAGTCATGGAGGAGTTGTGGGCGGAGGCAACAGCTGACGACATTGTCGTCTCAGAAGAACTTGCGGCCATTCCAGTCCTCGGTAGCGCGATTGTAGCTCTGGCAGATGCAATCAACTTTGTTGGCAACGTGGGTGCTGACATGTCTCCCGAGGTCCGCAAGCAATCTGAAAAAGTTGTTGTCTCCGCCATTATCGTTACGCAGATTGCTACGCAAGCTGCCGCCACTGCAACTATGGCTGCTGCCACATCGGCGAGCGCCTCAGCCTCTTCAAAATCAGGATCATCGAGCACGGGAAGGAGGAAACAATGAAAGGTTTTTTAAACGACATTATTGGACAGCTTTGGACATTGCTTGGCATGTTTGTCGCTTGGGTTGTACTCGAAGGATCGGCTAAAGAAGTAGTCGGATGGTGCATCCTCGTATCACTCTGCATCTGGATTGTCACTTACAGGCTTCGTAACCCTAAAGACGACGACAAGTAATCACGGTAAAATTGTAGTAATACTACTCCCACAAAGGAAGAAAAAATCATGGCAAAAGCACAGTATCCAATTGACGGAAAGCCTGGAAAAGCATGGAAAGTTACGTCCATAATGGGCTGGCGTATCCACCCCGTCACAAAAACAAAAAAGCACCACAATGGTACAGACATCTGGTCTGGACAAGAGCCTTGCTGGATTGAAGCACCATATGATGGTACAGTTCTTTACATTGGCAACAATCCCGCTGGTTTTGGAAATAGCGTTACGCTACTTCACAAAATTAAAGGCGATTGGTACACCACGCTGTATGCACATATGGCTGATGGATCAGTCAAAGTAAAAAAGGGTCAGAAAATTGAAGCCGGAACCCCGCTTGGAAAAATGGGCTCAACTGGTATGTCAACTGGTAAGCACCTCCACTGGGAACTTCACAAGGGCAAGGTTCACACCTGGAACGCAACTGGAGCAGGTTACATCGAACCAGTTAAGTTCTTTGATCACCTCATTGAGTGGGAAAAGTCAATTGCCACTGCACCAGTAGAGACCCCGCCCGACGCACCTGTTGCACCAGCTCCAACGCACGACGATCAAGGCGCTGCTGAATTGGTAAAGACTGAGGCAGCAGTAGCTGTCGCAGCCGCCGTTGCAGCCCCAGCTACTCCCATATCTCGACCCGCAGTCAAGGTTGGATCAAAGGGAGTACACGTCAAGCATCTTCAAGAGAAACTCGGCATTACTGCTGATGGAGTCTTTGGCCCTGACACTAAGAAGCACGTCATGGAGTTTCAGGCTAAGCACGACCTTAAGGTTGACGGAACTGTTGGGCCAAAAACATGGAAGGCTATCGGCTAACTAATGTCCCCAGATCGCGACCCAACTCCTGGTGAACTCCGAGTTATGCTCGAGCACATCACTCGTGTGCTCGAAACCATGCAAGCTCAAATGGCTACTCGTGAGTTTGTCAACCTCAAGTTTGACTCGTATAACGAGCGCATCACGAGGTTAGAGCGCGATCTCAAGGATTCAGATATCGACAATGCCAAATCAGTCACAGAATTGAAGAAGGACGTGGCTAGTCAAATTCGCGAGTCGGATATCGAGCGTCAGTCAATGAGCTCCGATATCCACTCACGGATTGACGACATCATTGAAGACCAAAAAATCCAGCGACGCACGCTCGATGGACAGCGTCACAGCAAGAATCAGGCAATTGGTATTGCCGTCCTTGGAGCCATCTTGAGCATCGTTGTAGGTATCGTCACAAATATCTTCGTCTAATCAGCATTAGTCTGGTAGACTTTACCTCAAGTATCACAAACACTTGGAGGTTACTGTGTCAAATGCGGACAAGGTTCGAGAAGTACTTGAAGGCCTGAAGTCTCGCCAGTGTAAAGTTGCACAGTGTGTCGCCGAGCAGGACGATGAAACTACGACTCTTCTCAACGAAATTATGTGGATGGAGAAGAATAGCAAGAACCGCCCCACCAACTATCAACTGGCTCAAGCACTTCGTACCCTTGGATATGAGATTTCTGACGCAACCATGGACAGGCACCGTCGCAAGACGTGTGTCTGTTTTGCATATTCAACAAAGGACTCATCATGAGCGACGAACTAAAAAAGACTCTGACTGACTTAGTGTCTCCCGGACAGAGTGGTTCGGACACCAAGCAGACCGCAACTCCAGAGTCTTGGCGTCCTCGCGTTGAGCTAGGACCCGATGGTGGATTTATAATCTCCACTGCCAATGCCGAGGGAAATACTCCCGGTGCTGAAGAAATCCTGCGCGAGCGCGGGCTTGATCCTGCTGAGTGGCTAGTGACATCTGTTCGTAAAGGATCGTGGCAGACGTTCCACGGTGACTGGCTTGAATCCGTCCGCGTCAACGTCACTCCCGCCCGAGGAGTCACAGAGCGTGACTTTGATCTTGAGGATCTTATTGACCACATCAGAACGTGGCGTCCCGAGAAGGGGATTAAGACTGCTACTGGCACCGGAGCCTACGCTCACGTTGGTGCTGACAAGCAAATTGGTAAAAAGTCTGGCTCTGGCGGAACTGACCAGACTGTAGGTCGCATCCTTGAGGGAACTCGACGAAGCGTGGAACGATTTCAAGGGCTTCAGAAGATGGGTATCTCTATGGGAACCATTGTTCTCCCCGAACTTGGTGACCACGTCGAGGGCAATGTCTCTCAGAATGGACGTCTCCAAGGACTCGCCGCATCGGACCTCGGGCAGACTGAGCAGGTCCGCGTTGCTCGACGTCTCTTGCTTCAGCAAATCAAAACATTTGCTCCCCACGCTGAACGATTGATTATCCCTGTAGTCAACGGAAACCACGACGAGGTGACTCGTCAGGTAGCAGCAGACCCTGCTGATGGCTGGAACGTAGAAATTGCCTCAGCAGTTCAGGATGCCTGCGCCGAGAACCCTGCCCTGCAACACGTCGAGTTCCGATTCCCCGCCTCTGGACATCAAACACTTGTTACTGAAATCTGCGGAACTCACTTGGGGATGTTCCACGGACACCAGTTCTCACGAGACGTTGAGAAGTATCTCAACGGACAGGCTATGGGTCAGACAGCTCTGGGAGGTGCAGACCTCTGGATCAGCGGTCACTATCACCACTTCAAGTCGCAGGATGTTGGGTCCCGCCTCTGGGTACAGGCTCCGACAGTAGACCCCGGCTCGGACTGGTACCGAGACCGCACAGGAGCATCGTCTCGTCCCGGATTCTTGACACTTGTCTTCGGTGGAGACTACGATCCCCGAGAGTTCATCAGTATTCTTGCAGTGGACTAACTTAGTCCATACTGCGAACGGTAGCCATCCACTGAGTTTGCACTAGTTCTACTGATCCACGTGAACGCACAGCGTGAGCAAGTTACTGTCCGCCTTACTGTCCACCGTCCACCTCCAGGAATATCAATCTGTCCGGTGCGAAGAAACTCTGTATTAGCGTTGCAGTAGAGGCAGTACGGAGCTTCGCCCTTCTTAGTTCGACGTACTTCGCGCTCGTCTTCCGTGAGACAGAGAACATCGCGGATCTCGTCCTGAGACGCTCCACCCCAGACTCCCCAAATCTCTCGATTATTGAGGGCCTTAGAGAGACACTTTTTTCTGACAGGGCACGACATACAGAGAGTCTTGGCTTGCTCGACCTCGTCCTCATTGTCTGAGAAGAAGAAGTTTATCTTTGACTTATTACTATCCTGAGCGCATACAGCGTCGTCAAGCCACTCTTGTTCGTCATCAGACATCAAGTCCAACCCATGTTCCTACTAAAATTGTGTCCACTAGATCTCCCCGAGGAGTCCACCCTTCGTGGTCACACACTTGTGGCTCATCGTCGCCGTCGACGTATCCAAAATAACCTTTGTAAATATTTATGATGTCGACTACGCGGTAGGCTTCACCAAGTCCATCGACAAGCCCACTTCGCTGCACGGCTGAGACAAGCCCGCCGAACACCGTCTCATGATCAACGTCTACAAATTCTTCTGTGTAATAAATTACTCGATGATGAAGAGGGCAGTGGTGGCCGCCCCACTCCATCCAGAGCACTTCACCGCGACGTTCCAACTAGACCACACGCTTCTCGAGCTTGCTCGGCGGGAGGTGGACGCCATCGAGCAGAGGCTTACGATCGTCGTCCGATCGAAAGACAATGTCTCCATAGCGAATTCCAACAATCTTTCCGCGCCTTCCATTGAGGCGTACTCCTTGATCGCCTGTAAATGCATCTGATTTGACGCGAATAAAGTCAGCAACCTTGAGGTCTCCCGGACGAGCGTCTACCCAAATCTCATCCTTATAGGGCTCTAAGACCGAGTGGCTCTGCGCGAGGTGCTTAAATAGGGTCAAGCCCTCTTCAATCTGTGCCGGGGTCAGCGCATCTGTGGCAATACCGTCCCATGCCTTTAACAGCGCGACAGTTAATTTACCCACAGGGATACGAACTTTGGCTCCTGCCATTTGTTCGTCTACCCAAGAAAAGTCTACTTTAGACATTGTTCTCCTAAGTTAAAGTGTACTTCTATTCTACAACAAAATAGACCCAAACTCAGCGTTTGGGCCTATCTTGTTGCTCACCGATTAGAAAGGAGCAGAGGGGAGTGCACCAGGAATGGGAGGTGCACCAACCGGAGCAGCAACAGCTGGGGCGGGGGGAGCCACAGGAGCGCTGACAACGGGAGCAAGAGCCGGAGCAGGAGCGGCCACAGGGGGCGCAAAAGCAACGGCGGGGGCGGGCGCAGACACAGGAGCTACGACGGTAGTCGCAACACCGGGCTGTGTCGAGATCGGGTAGAACATCTGGATTTCGTTGTTGATTTTACCCTGGTAGTCAGCCTGAGTGACCTGACCACGGAATGAACGACCGATCATGGCACGAGCAATCGTGTCAACGTCGGGGTTCTGAGCAAAAAACTCTTGAGTGAGTCCGAGTGCACCCATCTTACGGAAAAACATACCAAGAGCGGTAGGGTTCTCCGTGACGAGGACAAGGTTGTTCCACACACGACGACGTGCGTGAGGGCCATCAATCACCTCAGTGGTGATCTTCCACATATCGCGGCCACTCTGGGCTTTCTTATATGAGGCTTCCTTGATGGTGAGGTTGTAGTCTCCTACGGGAAGGGGCTCAAAGGATGTACCGCTATCAGCGGCTTCCTTAATTATTTCTCCCCAGTTGATCTGTGTCACTTTATCTCCTTAGTAATCGGGTTTTGTTACTGGTCCGCACTCGGCTGAGTACGGGGTCCGAAAATCAAGTCTAGCATACGCTCGACTCCGAGGTCACCTTGTTCAACAATTGAACCGAGTCGACCTTGTACGCGCTCGCCTGCTTCAAACTTTTCCGTGCGCTCAACGTACAGACGGCGAACCTTGTACGGTGGTTGCATGGGATCGGGATTCGGGAATGTCTCGTTAGACAGGTACCCAAGGATATCGTAGAAGTACGGTGCCTGAGTTTTGAGCTGTCCTTGGAGGTAAGGGTGCATGACACCTTCACGCTCCTGAGCCATTGCCGTGAGAACGACAGCCTCGAGAGGTGCCGTCGGGTGTGAGGTGAGGTCACGAACGTCGCGGAGGAATGCTCCCATACGACGCAGGATTTCGCCCCACTGTTGCATCTTGACCGCATCCTGTCCTGCAATGTCGGTCATGTACTTGTCCTGCAACTCCGAAATGGAGTCGATGATCAAAGACTTGAACTGGTGCTTACCAGCCTGAAGCCACTGATAGGCCTTGAGGACAACGTGGAGATCGCGAACAATCACAACACAGGTGTCCCAAGTTCCGTCAGCCACCGGGGGTTCTTCCCGCATGGGGTCCCAGTACTTGACGTTGATGGGAAGGAAGCGGTGGCCGCCCTCCACATCGAGCATGAGACGAGGATATGGTGCTGTGACGGCAAAAGTAGACTTACCCACCTTTGACGCGCCATAAATCATCATCGTCAGAGAGCGCTGAATATCAGACACTATTCACTACCTTTCGGGTCGTCTTTTCCGTAGTATGCATACGGGTCTGCAGCTTCGTAGCCCATTTCCAAAGCTGACTCTGCGGCACTTCCATCATCGATGAGAGGGCAGACAGCAAAGAATTCGCACTTCCACTTGCAGTCTCGGTTTGGACGAGGATAGGCCACTGCAAAGTGACTTTCGCCATTGTCCAAAGCATCTTTAGTTCTTATCAAGTCTGATACTACACCATGAAGTCGCTGCCAGAAGGCTCGCAACGTGTATACATTGTGTCGTACTTCGAATTGATCGTAGAACGGTGGCTTTGCGGTAGCAGTGCGCTTTACCTTCTTGAGGAGGGTAAAGAGACCACCTTCGCTTCGCTCATCCGTTCCCTCGTTCTGGGCATTCTCTAAAAGCATGTAAGTAAGGATTTGCTCATTCATGTGAGCAGTCTCGCCAAACTGAGTGAACGATCCGCCCACCGTCTTGAAATCGCGGAACATACGAACACCATCCGCCTTACGGCGAACTCGCATATCCAGTTTTCCCTGAAGTTCAACGCTACCGTCAAACATCGGCATGGTCAGGATCTCTTCCGTCGAGATAAACTCGAGGTCAGCGTCGATTCCTTCCTCCTCAACCCAGTCAAGGTAGCCTTCGAGCATGATACGACCAAGATCGGCTTCTGTCTCGAAGTCGCTTGTAAACTCTGTCTGAGCCTCGACGAGCTTGCGCTCCTCGTGAACGAGGCCAGCGTAGATGTCGAGAAGCGGAGAGTCAGTCGAGTAGTACTGGTCGAGTGCCTCGTGGACACGAGATCCGAGAGCCAGTGGGCCGCTGTACTTCTTCTGCTTCGGCTTCAGGCGTCGGTAGTAGGCCAGCCACCATTTACGGCGACAGTCCTTATACGTCTGGATCTCCGAGTTGGAGAGCGTGTAGGTTCCTTCTGTCATTTTGTAGTTCCCTTATTTAGGAGGTGCCGGAACAAGTCGACGCTTTTCAGCATCAAACTGCTTGGGGTGTTTCTTAAATCCTTTGCCATTCTGACGATCGTTATTGCGGATGCCAGAGGACTTTCCTCTTTTCTTAGCCACAGATTTACCCTTCTTTGAGCATCTTGAGGAGTTGCTCCTTGTCCTTGACAATCTGTTCGAAGTTGTCGGATTTTGATTCTAACACGTCAACTACGCGTTCCTGCACAGTTCCACCAGTGACGTAGTCGGTAATAATGATTGAGTCGTGAATCTCAGAACCAATACGGTGAACGCGGTCATTGACCTGTCGATCATCAACGAGAGACCACGGACGTTGCAGACGAATGAGTCGACGAGCTGCCGTCAGGGTCACTCCAACGCCCCCTGCTTGGGCCGTAAAGAGTATCCACTTAGTGCGCCCAGACTGGAAGTCGTCGATAGCGTACTGTCGCTCATCGCCACTCTGAGCCCCTGTGATAAGGCCATGAGCAATGCCTTCCCTGGTGAGACGAGCACTGAGTAAGTAAATCAACTGCCGAGATACAGCAGAGACAGCAACCGAATCTTCACCAAAGTCACCGTTCTTAATGTCATCCATCAAGGCATCAATCGTGCACGATGGCTCTGAGAGGATCACGCGCTCTTCGCCCGAGTTCTCGTCAATCTCGATGGTAGCGTATGCACTTGAGAGCTGGAGGAGACGAAGAGTCTGAGTCAGGACCGAGGGAGCAGTAACAACGCCACCGTCCTCAATCTCGGCAATCATCTGCTCTTTCATATCCTTGTACGCTTTTTTCTGCTTGACTGACATCTCAACATCGCGACGGTCAACAATGACTTCGGGGAGCCACGGGAGCACAACCTGCTTGAGCATGCGACGCATACGAGGGTTGATTGAGGCGTAAAACTCGTCCTCCATCTGAGGCTTGACACCGAGAACCATCATCCCACCGAAAGCATTGAACATGGTATCGACCATTCGGTCAATCCAGCGAGTACGGCTCGGGAATTCAGTTGGGGCAAGCCAGTGGTAGATCGGCCACAGGTCGACAACATCTTTGGCAATCGGAGTTCCGGTCAGCGCAAATCGAATATCTGCGTTACCCGACGCCGACCACAGAGCGCGAGTCTGCTTTGACTTGGGGTCTTTGGATCGGTGGATTTCATCCGCGACCACAGCCTTGAATTCAATAGAATTAAGCTCGCGTGGGTGAACCTCACAGCGACTTTCGGTCATAGACCCGTTCTCTCCGCCACACGCTTTACAGCGAGCTAGCGAAACTGAGCCATAGGGAGCCAAGCGCGAGTGTGTGCGGAGGCTTTCCCAGTTAATGACATAGACCTGAGACGGTTCTTCAAACTGCTTGCGACGCTGTACAGCCGTACCGCCAATGACGGTTACGTCTATACCTGGCCACCACTTGTCAAACTCGCGTTCCCAGTTCTTTTTGAGGGTATTGGGGCAGACAATCAAGGCAGGAAATACATCTTCCCCCCGATCGTGGAGTTTCTTGATAGCGCGAATAGCTTGTGCAGTCTTGCCGAGTCCAGGCTCGTCGGCCAACAACGCCTGACGTGCGGTAATCAAGAACTCAACACCAGCACGCTGGTGGGGAAACAGGTCGACATCGCCCTCGTCTGAGGCGGTAAGTTCACGCAGTGCATTAGCAGGATCGATACGACTAGTTCGCTCATCCGTTGCCCACTGCGCCAGTCCCGGACCAATTGCAAGGGCATCTCGGAACGTAGAGCGCAGGGCAAGGCAGCCAGACCACGAGACGGGCATACGCCACACATCGCTCTTGGAGTCCCATGTCGCACCAGGAATCGTCTTACACAGCTCCTTGAAACGCCACTCGGCGCTAATAAGGATTTGTGTGCGTTCCTCGTTCAGTTCGACATTAATCGTCATTCGTCATTTCCTTTTCTGAGTAGTGGTAAAAAATTCCACTTCTCCTGTTGTACCACATAAAGTAGCGCATGTCGAATTGCATCGAGGGCGTGCCCAGCACCTCCTCGGTACCAGTAGCCCATGGTCTTGATCTTGACATTAGGAAACATGCTCATTGCATTGGCAGGAAGTTGGTACTTCAGCTCCTCGGGGTCGCGGCCATAGTACATCATGACCGCTTTGAGAACACCGATACACTCGAGGCTGTATGGAGCCTGAGACTTTTTAGCCGTCTGCACATTAATTGTAAATTTTTCGCAGACAATCTCAAGATCGTCTCCGTACGTCACGAACAGCTCGTGAAGCTTTCGGTAGTACTCGTACATCTCCAGTTCGTCGGCCCATACTAGTTGAGGGTCGCCTCCCTTTTCAAAGGCAGCGAGCGCCATGCCCGTAACTTTTCCGGGGTCTACTGCCAGCACAAACTTAGGCATCGTACTTCTGGCCCCAGTTCTCAAACGGTCCGTCTACTCCAGCGGTGAGTGGAATATCCCAGCCTTCAGTGGTAGTCATGCAGGACTGCACAACGCGCATAATTTCTGCAGCATTCTCTCGCGGTGCCTGAAGCACAATTTCGTCGTGCACAGGGACAATAAGAAGTTCTGTCAGGTCAGCCTGATCAAGTCGAATCAGGCTCTGCTTGAATACTTCTGCTGCCGTTCCCTGAATGAGGTAGTTGGTCAGCGAGTAAACGCGGTCGTCGTCGCAGGGGAGTCGACGTCCGGTACGAGTCATAACGTAGCCCCTGCCCTCTTCACGAAAACGACGCATCCCAGATTCTTCAATTCGCTTCTGGAACATCTTGACACCGGGGTAGTTTCCGTCGAAAGCCTCGACAACCTCACGCATGATTTCAGTTGTAACACCTGCGGTCAGAGCCATCTTGTCGACACCAGCACCATAAAGCTTGCCGTAGATAACACCCTTGATGAGTTTACGACGAGGGTCTGATTTGGTCAGTGTGTTATCTTGGTAGACCTGCTGCATGATCGAGGTAAATACGTCTCCACCAGTCGCATCGGCATCGTGGAACAACTTGATAAGGGTTGCATCTTCGCTGTAGTTGGCAGTGATACGGAACTCGACTTGATCAAGGTCGGACGAGATAATGACGTGGTCCTCATCCTTCGGAATAAACGCACGACGAACTGTGGCATCCCCAGAGGGAAGGGTCTGAAGCGCAGGTTCAGTAATCGACATACGACCAGTACGAGCACGCAGTAGGTTGATGGACGGGTGTACAAACCCATCGACATTGTCGTTGATGAAGTTGAGGAAGTACGAGCTAGCTAGCTTGTCGGCCTTGCGTTGCTTGAGTACGGCATCAGCCAACTGCTTGACATCTGCATTACCGTCACGGACTAGCATGGAGAGTTGATCCTTGCTAACCGACTTATTGCCTGACGGAGTGGTCTCCGTGATGTCAGCACCCAGCCCCTCAAAGGCATGGACAAGTTGCATGTTGCTTGTGATTGATATACCGCCATGAGCATTTTTGGCCCACTCCTTGACGGAGTCGGAGTAGCTCAGGAGTTCGTCGTACTTGCTCTTGGAGTACTCAAGATTGATTCGAGCGCCGTTGATTTCCATGCGCGTAACAATCTTGCGAGCAGCCATCTCAAGTTCGTAGGGAATACTATATGGCTTCCCCGGACCGCAGAGTTCATAAAACTGCTCGAACAGACGCATCGTCAGTACGGTGTCCAGTGCTCCATATGCCCAATATGGCTCAAACGTGACGGGGACAGTCCCCCACGTCCATCCGTTATCCATGAATTGACGATCGAGAGTGTCTTGCAAAGCAACCGAGCGACCATCTACATAGCGAGCCGCAAGGCGCTTGAGTGCTGCTGTCCCGAGAGGGTCAATGATTTGAGCCATAATCATGGTGTCGTGAGCTTGGTGCCACGGCAAATCCCAGCGTGACTTGACGGCAAACCACCGGGCCTCAAACGCAATGTTGTGGCAGACAATTGGACCGTCATAGTTCTCCATCCCCTGATAGAAAACTCCAGACCACTCTTCCCACGGGATTGCCCAGCCTTGCTGTGCGTCGCCCACCTGAACAAGGCGAATGTTTCCGTGCCACGGGGAGAATGTATCGGTGCGACGACCGCCTGGCTTCTCGCCCGTTTCAATATCAATGGCAATAGCGTTCATCGGTCGGCGCTCGCCAAGCCACGAGAGAAACTGTTCTGCCTTTTCGACAGTGTCTACCAAGTGAAGCTTGACGTTAGAGAGGCCGCTCTCCGCTGGGGTCGTCGTCATCTAGTAAATCTCCTTCGTCGTTGTCGTTGTCTAAATCTTCTAGGTCTTCAGTGTACTGGACATCTTCGTCCGACACAAGGGGACGGTCCATCATCTGATCGTACAAGATGTGGCCGACAATTTCGTTAGAGTCCTTGGATGAGAACCCTTGACGCTGTAATTCTTGGTGAAGCTCGTGCATTTCAACCAGCAACATTTGCAGGGGGCTGTGTTGAAAGTCTGGATTTATCACGGGATGCGCTCTATTCTGTAGATAGATTCTATACGAGAGTCGTTGTGTGATGCCGACTCAAGCAGTCGCTGTGCGACCTTAGTCAGATATCGCGCACCTCCTTCATCATACTTGTAGAGAGCCTCGAGGACCGCCTGTGGTTCGTCACTGACTTGGGCCCAGTATCGGTTCTTTTCAGGGAACACTAGTTGAGCCTCCGGGCTTGGCTTGCAGTCGGGACATTCAAGGGAGTCAACATCAATGTCGTTCCACTCAACCTCGGTCAGACCATAGCGGGACACCAAGGTACATGAAGCTGTATGATAAACCTTTGATCGACCAATGCGCGAAAGAACGTAGGCTCCGCTTCCGGTCTGGTACAGCTTGAACTCGATCCATCGGATAGAGTCACCGCGCCGAGAAGTGGATTCGCCAAGAAGACGCCCCTCAAACTCGAGAGTACGCGGCCCGTCTTTTACGTAGTACATTGTCCCTCTATTCTATCATTTTTATGGAACAACAGTGTGAGTGTTAGGTCTACCTAGGCAATAGGATCTAGTAAATTGATCCCGTGAGTGCAGATATTTCTTCGCGGGTAAGACCTAGGCGAATAAGTTTATCCACCGCACTGGCTCGACTAGCCTCTCTGTTCTGGGCGTCTGTAGCTGCCTGCAAAGCTGCTGCGATGTACGCGGAACCCCAAGCAAGTGCATCCTGATCTGTCGGCCACGGTTCGTTATTGTTTTCTGGGTCCCACGGCTGAATGGCAATAATCTCGCCGTCACGCACAACCACCGGAAATGGTCCAAAAATTCCGTTCCGGTAGCTGTCTATTTGTTCTTGTGTGTATTGGTAGAAGTCTCCGCTTCCACCGTACAGTTCTACGTTCATTTTTCCTTAATACCTCTCTGACATTGTATTAGTATCAAAGACTCTAATTATGTTTGGTGTTGCTTGATAAAAAATTTTAGGGTACGCAACAAGTATACCGTTTGGCACGCTGTGCAGGGGGTTGTAGTCTGCAGGGGTAGCAGCTACTTCTAGAAAAGTTGTTGTCGACGTTACTAGTGTTCCTGTTGTTGCGTCTCTCCCATAAAAACCGTTACCGGGGGCGCTACCGTCGCTAGCGGCTACATACGCTATTCCATTTTTCTCGAGCATACCCTTATAGTTTTCCCCGCCAGTAAAAGACGATGATACTGAGTCAATAGTTTGTCCGGTAGTTAGATCAACTCTGATGATTTTTCCCGGCACGCTGACGGGAGATACAGTATTGAATTTTGCAGTATCAAATTGCCCCCATATATACATTTTTGTACCGGCTTCATTTAAAGACATTTTTACGTTAGTGGCTGCTTGACCACTATTTGAATCAAATACTGCTGGGTCCCAGGATGTTGGCTCATATGTTGTTAAATTTATGGCTGCTGCTCCGTACCTAGTCTGATTAACTAATGACGGGCCGGTGTAGGTGTCAAAGTAGCCGCTAATATATCCAATTGAGCCATTAACTACAATTGAGTTTATTATTGAATCAGTTCCAAAGCTTGTTTCAGATGCATACGTATTGCCGGTCCCAGTATTTGTAGTTGTATCTACCCTGGCAAATCCATTACAATTGGTGTTATTGATTGCTGTAAACTGACCGCCAACTAGCAGCGTGTCTCCATAGAGGGTAAGAGCATAGATATATGGAGTACCAGATGAGGATCCCAACTCCATACTTGAACTTAATAGTGCACCAGTTGTCGCGTCTACTGCCGCAAGTCCAATCCTGGAAGTTCCATTTACTGTCGTAAATGAACCTCCAATATAAAGTGTGTTTCCTTTTTTGACCATTGCATAGACGCTAGGAGCAGCGCACCTAAAACTAGTCAGTTTTCCGCCAGAGTCAATGCAAAAAAGTGAGGTGTCAGCTATAGTTCCCATAGTTGATTTTATAAGGTAACTTGAGAGGACTGAACCAGTAACGTTTATTTGATTGGAAGCACCTACTAGGTTTGGGTATGCATTAACTATTGCATTTGTTGTCACATCTACGGAATATACTGCACCAACAGTTGTCGATCCTACAGTGGCACCAGAGTCAGTCCCGACATACAGAGTTGATCCACTAATTTCCATACTTCTTGGGGCGTTACTGACTGTTGCCAGTGACAAAGTAGTGACAGCACCTACGCCACCCCCAGACGGAGCGGTCCAGGATGCAATCTTTGATCGGGAGTTCCCGCCGACTGAAGTAAAACTTCCGGAAAAATATACAGTTTTTGTGGTCGTACCAGTTGTAATAATGGTTCCCACCGAGCCACTTGGAGAAGGAGAGGGGTTCCATGCCTGAACTGCACCTGTACTAGCTAGCGATACTTGCGCTAAATTTGTTCTGTTACTTCCACCAACTGTTGTAAATGATCCGCCAATATAGGCTACGTTGTTAGTTTCATCAATATTAACCGCCCCCACGAATGCGTTTGGTGCCGGGTTCCATGCTGTAGCAAGCGCAGTTGAGACAGTGATTGCTGCTAGTTGAGACCTAGTTTGTCCACCTATTGTAGTGAAGTTTCCTGTAACATAAAATATTGTTCCGGCGATATTTGAGACGATGTTATATACATAAGTAGCATTTCCTCCCGGATTCCACGAAAGAAGAGCACCTGTGTCTGAATTAAGTGCTGCTATGCCCGCTCGGGCAGATCCATTTACACTAGTAAAGTTTCCGCAGATATATAGAGTAGACCCGTCACGAATAACTTTGCTAACAAATGGGGTAGACCCCGCTGATTGGGCAAGTGTTGGATTTGTCCAACCAGTTACAGTTTTTTTGTTTATGTCAGTTCGAGTTAGATAGGGGGCTCCTTCAGAGTTAGTATTACTATATATGTAATACCCATTCGCACCGTCTGATGTCCATGAACCACCGGGATCGGCAAGTATCCCGACAAGGTCTCCGGTTGCTGTGTCAATTTGTAGTGTTCCACTTGGTTCTCTTTGTAGAAATGAGTTATTTTCGCTTTGACCTATATAGGTATTTCCTGTCTCACTATCATAAAGCAAACCAGTTAAGTATTGAGAGCTTGTTGTGTACTTACCCAGTAAATTAGGTGCTCTATTGTGGGTGGTCCCACTTACGTAAACCATTAGTAGGCCGCCGTATCTCCAGTTACCAGCCACTCATTTGTATCTATTTTTATCAGCGTGAGGATAGAGTACTGTGTGCGCGATCGTAAAGTATTTGTGTAACGAAGTGTCACTCCTACTGCAGAGGCGACAGTTATTTGTCCACCACCATATGCGACAAGGCTAATTCCCTGACCAACTCCAATTGCTACTGATGCATATGTCGGAACAGTCACCGTAATTGCCGACGTTGACGAAAATAAAATTAACGAATCAGCGTCAGTAAGAGCCAGTGTCCTAGCAGTTGTTGCATCAGTTGTAGTGGAGTTGTAGGTTGCACCAGCCGGACCAACTGATCCAACTGCAACTGCTTCCCAGGCCGAAGTACTCGTGTTGTATTTTTTAAGGACTGCCACTATGCCCACGCTCCAATTGCTGTGTTAGTTGCCGTGTTGCTGTTTACTGGAGTTACTTTGACGTATGAGCCAGCAGCAATGGTCAAGTTACCAGAGACACCACCAGCTGCGGACCATTGCATTTGAGGGGTCCATGTTCCACCAACCGAGAGTCTAAAAAATCCCCGAACCAAGATGCTACGTGTAACAGAGGCAGCCGTTGTTGCAGCACCTGTAATTGCAAGAACAGTTGATACGGTTCCAGAGGTAGTAATTGCTGCTGCTGCGGTAGCAGATGTCACTGATGACGTCACTGAAACATAGTTTATCGAGGCGTATGTCCCGCTTGTACAGGGGAATAGCAGCTGTAACGTGTGCGAGGTTGCGGTCTCAGTTTGTGTCTCTTGGAAGAACATCTCAAACTCATACGACCCTGTTCCCAGAGTTAGACCTACTCCTGTTGTAGTTGTCCCTGCACCAAAAATACCTGTAGCTGTTGCTGCCGGAGTAGTCACTGTTCTAGCGGTATTTTGGTAGTACGCGTAAGAACTTTGAGCTAGCGCCCTACCGCTCGTTGCTACTAGAGTCTTATAGAAGACGACACCATCAAACTCGATTGCCCCAGCTGAAGCACCCGTAGCACTAGTTCCGTTTGATCCAGTAGCAAAGTCGAGAGGCGGAACAGTGTTTGTTCCTGCACCTAAACTGATAGTGCTTGCAGCTCCCGTAGTTACACCGCCTGTAGCAGTTGTAAGTCCAGTAACACCAAGTGTTGTAGACGCAGTTATTGCCGTTGTACCAATGCCACCGTTTGCAGTGAGTAGTCCGGTCAGAGTAGTAGCACCAGTAACGGCTAGCGTTGTGGACGCCGAAAGAGATGTTGACGAGACTCCGCCACTAGCAGTGATAAGGCCTGTTGCTGTTAGAGTATCAATTGTTTTTGAGTTGACCCACTTGGATGTTCCACTGTTATACCTAAGAAGATCATTGTTACTTACTGAGGTAAGAGTAGTATTACCGAGATCCCCAAGATTTAGTGTGCTAGCTGTCGACACAGTGTCGAGCCAGAGAACTGAGGTGTCGTTGGGGGCAGTTGACTGTGTGAGGATTCCCTGCGTTCCAGTGTTACCCGTCGCGCCTGTTGCACCCGTTGCTCCCGTTGCTCCCGTTGCTCCCGTTGCTCCCGTTGCTCCCGTTGCTCCCGTACTAGCAGCACCCGTGTTACCAGTTGCGCCTGTTACTCCGGCTCCTGTTGCACCCGTTGCTCCCGTTGCTCCCGTTGGGCCAGCCACCGTACTAGCAGCACCCGTGTTACCAGTTGCGCCTACAGCACCTGTCGGTCCGACTGCACCCGTTGGACCTGCAACTGTGCTATCTGCACCCGTTGCACCTGTAGATCCTTTAAGTGCAACTAAAGACCAATAAGTTGTTGCCGTATCAGGTTGCTGATTTGTCCCAGCAAGAATCGCAATGTACGACGAACCATTGTACGAAACAACGTCGCGCAACACGTAAGCTGTTGCACCGCTCCATGCACCCTGCCATGCAATACCAGTCGGACCAGTATTACCAGTCAGACCAGTATTCCCAGTATTCCCAGTGAGGCCAGTATTACCAGTAGCGCCTACAGCACCCGTATTACCTACAGCACCAGTTGCGCCTACTGATCCAGTATTGCCCTGTGCACCAGTTGATCCAGTTGAGCCAGTTGAGCCAGTTGAGCCCTTAAGTGCTACTAAAGACCAATACGTTGTTGCCGTGTCAGGCTGTTGGTTTGTACCTGCCAAGATAGCAATATACGAAGAACCGTTGTAGTAGACAACATCTCGAAGAGCATAGGTGGTAGCCCCGCTCCATGTACTTTGCCACGTGATACCTGTAGGCCCAGTCAGACCAGTATTACCAGTCAGACCAGTATTACCAGTCAGACCAGTATTACCAGTCAGTCCTTGTGCTCCTGTGTTCCCAACCGCACCAGTTGCGCCGACAGCACCAGTTGCTCCAGTCTGACCAACAGCACCAGTTGGCCCGGCAACGGTTGAGTTTGCACCAGTTTGGCCAGTTGATCCTGTTGGTCCGGTAGGACCCGTGGGGCCAATCGCCCCAGCAACAACTGGCTCCCACGCACTTGTGGAGCTATTGTAGGCTTTTACTTGAGTCATTATTTATCTCCTACTGAAGTTCTTTCCACGCAAGATACTCTTGGTACATTCGATTATCTGGATTGGCTGGGATAGACCAGACCTTGCCAGAATCGTCTGTATGGCGGATAGTCATACCGCCAGTTTCTTCATCAATTATTTCTTCATACATCATTTCTCCTATAGTTCCGCATCAAATTCTAAGTACGCCGCCACATCATTATTTGCAGTAAGTACCGCAGCGTTACCATCAGTACTAGAACTAGTTGTAATAGCCAGGCTCACAGGGTTAGTTGAAGAGTAAGTATAAATAGCAATGTTGCTGACTGTTTCCGAGCCATTAGTCAGGGTGCGGAAAGCGCCCGAATAACTCACTGCTGGAGTAGTTCTTAATTCTACTGGCAGAAAGATTGGCATATAGCAGGCAGTTGTTGTGTTGTAAACTCCAGAAGCAAATAGAGAGTATGCCTGCTTCGCTACAATTCTTTGATAGTACCGCTGACACGCAGCAAGTTCCCCCTGAATGCCCGTAGAGTGGCGACGAAATGGGGTAGCAATTGAACCTTCTTCAAGTTGAACAGTAGCAACATAGATGCTCACTCCTGAAGCAATAGTGGGCTGCGTAACTATTGACGCTTTGAGGCTTTTAGCAGTAGAGGGAATACTATAAACCGCTTTGCCGAGAACATATGTTGTTGAGGTTGACGTTACTGAACCACCAGAAACTAATGTGCAACTGACCCAGGTACCGGCAGAACCCGCGTCTACGGATGTTGAATAGTACAACTGAAGCTGAGTAACGACAGAGGCCGAGGAAGCAAGATAGGCAGATAACGTGACAGTTTTTCCAGCAAGCATTCGGGCATTCGATGTTCCAATGTATTGCTCAACATATGGAGTTGTCGTTGCACCAGTAAGCATCTTAAATGCGTAGGTTGAGGTCGTAGGTACAACTGTTGTTTCTTGTGAGAACGTGGTCAAAGCACCAGCATTCGCGTACCAACGGTCAGCCGTTTTATACCCTGCAGAACTTGATGAGGTTCCTCGTTGCCAAATATCAAAAGCACCATTGATGATGTAGTTAGGGGATGGCAGAGTTACGTTGACAAAGTTTGTGCCGTTGTGAAGAAGTGTCTGCCCAGTGGCCGCGGATGTGATAGCCACATCAGAAAGATCATCACTCGATAAAAGTGAGTTTTCCCACGTTGTTCCCGAGTAGCGAACTGTTTGCCCTGTAGCAGGAGACGAGACGACTACATCATTGAGATCATTGAACGCCATCTGAGTGCCATTGACCGTGGTGTCTCCCCACAACACATCGGTACTGACGGGCGCAGTGGCAGAGTAGACAATTCCTGCAGGACCAGTAGATCCTGTTGGACCGGAAACAGTTGAGTTAGCTCCTGTATTACCAGTTGCACCTGTTGCACCCGTTGGCCCAACCGCGCCAGTAGGTCCAGAGACCGTAGAGGCCGCACCTGTAGGTCCGGTTACTCCTGCACCTGTTGCACCCGTTGCTCCCGTTGCTCCTGTTGGACCAGAGACCGTAGAGGCCGCTCCCGTGGCTCCAGTCGGTCCCGTTGCACCTGTTGATCCTGTTACTCCCGTATTACCAGCAACTCCGGTTGCGCCTACTGACCCTGTTGAACCCGTAATTCCGGTTGCACCAATCGCGCCCGTAGGGCCTGTTACTCCTGTTGGACCTGTAGGGCCAACGGATCCTCGCAACTCGAGCGCCGTCATAATTGGGCCAGTGACTTCGCCGATGGTAAAGTTTCCACCAGATATGGTGTTTACCTTCAAGTGATACGTGTATGTCCCTGCTGTCGCTGGGGTATCGATGTAGTTCAGGGCAAACGGGTTGTTCTCAGATGTGGCAGAATGTTCTGTTTGAACATTTGGGCCTAGTGCAGTTGTCCCGCGATAGAGCTGCATTCGAAGCCAACTAGCACTTGATGCGTTTGTCGCATCTCCTGAAGCAATGATTTGAACAGGGCTGTTGGCGGCAGTAGTTGTAATGGTGACGCTAATAACAGTGAAGGGGACAGTAGCACTTGAAGCAACAGATACGGTAGTTCCCGTGTAGGTCTGCACAAAATTCATTGCGCTGGGGGTGATTACCCCACCCGAACCAGGCTCTTGTGGATAGACTAAAATTTGGTTAGTAGCTGGGTCAAACGCTAAGGTATAAAGACCAGAGGTACTTCCTAGTGAGTCGTAGGGGGTCTCGTATCGAACACCATTGAGTACGAAATGGCCCTCTGCACCGACATTTAAAGAAAAATCTCCACCCGACGAGAGCGACGTAATTTGTGACAAGTGCTCAGTGCTGATGGCACCCAGCTCGATTTTGTTGCTAGTAACGGCTCGATCTTGGACGTTGTCGGTAGCAACACCTGAACTAGCAATCTGGGTCGATCCAACAGAGTTTTCTTGGATTGTCTTCTTCTCAGTAGAGATAACCCTCGACTCAAGGTCATTGAGCTTGTTTCCAACATTGCGGTTACTTCGTACGCGTCTAGTCGCCAAAGCCGTCCACCTCCCACTCAGGAATAACTGTCAGCGTAACTTCTTCAGGGAATGTCACACCGTCAGGAACGGTAACGGTGTATGACTCAATTTTACGAACCAGCACGGTGTCCCGAGGCTCGAGGTCAGTGCTCAGTCGAGCTTGAATAAACGGGTCTCGTACTACAATACTACACCAGTCACCAGGAGCATATGAGCCCACGATAGGCTCTAGCGCCCCATTCACACTGATAGCAAAGTCTGCCATCGGGGGTGCAGCCTCAAGGGCATAGCGCCTGGCGTATCCGTATAATACGGTCTTGTTATTAGCGTCGTCGGCCTTCTCATCAAAGTCCAAGAGCGGCCACTTGCGTCCGCGCGATCCATCAAGGAAGTCAGTTAGGGTAGCAACGCCGATGTTTGATCCGTAGTCGTCCCCTGCGTTCTCATTTCCAACAACAAACATTCGAGTGGCCGCGTTCTCAGCACTTTCGTTGACGGAGAACTTTCCAATATTGCCGGGGTACTCAAAGATAACTCCATCAGCCCCGTATCGACTTACGGGGGAAACTACGCCCGCAGCTGGTGGGTTGGGGTACTCAAGGGGGAGCATAACAAAAGTTTTGGTAAAGGTCGAGGTTGCCTCGTCGTACGCACAGTCAATTCGATAGTCAAATCCGTCTACGGACGATGCGTACTTCTCCAGCGCCTCCCCCACAGTCGTAAGCTCGAAGCCACGGTGAATAGGAGGATCGGTGTTGATACCGGATGCTTCACGAGTTGAAAACAGCAGTCCGATGTCAGCACTACCGGGGAAAGGACCAAACGTACTGGCGATGGCAACAGGTCGGACAGTAGCTGAGCCTTGACTAATGATAAGTTCAGGAGATCGGTTATCATGCGTGACAGAGTATGAAAACGTCTTTGCCGTTGGGGCCGGACTAGACAGAATAGTCTTTGTTCCGTTATAGATGCTCTTGGCTTTAGCGTAGGCAACGGAGCTGACTACATCCTCTGTAATTGGTACGGTCTGCGCCCCGGCAGAGTAGTCAAAGACATTATTTGTAGCGTTGCTAATTGTCTTATCAGTTCCATTGAATACGCTGTTTTTAGTGACGATACCAGCCAGCACTGGGTCGGCCTTAAAGTTCCGAGGCGGTGATATAGAAAACGTGAGAGTATTGCCATCGACTTTTGTGATAACTCGATCGCCATTTAAAATATTAGTCTTAGGAGTGACCGTAGGGTACGGTGTCTCAACATTCTTATTAGGACGCTCGATGGCAGCATTGGCAACATTGGCTCCGTTTTGCGTATAGGTAATCTGAGTAGTAGATACACCAGTAAGGGTATAGGTTCCATTCATCGGACTCAAGAACACGATTTGAGCGGTACCCGCTGACGTAACCAAGGGGGAGTCATAAGCATTGTTGATCTGGTACGAAACCGTAGTGGCTGAAACTGCAGACACCTCAAAGTCTCCGTTAAATACAGCCTCATTGGTAGTGACAGTCCCAGTAATTGACTTTTCAGCAACAACGGTTTTATTTGCGGCCTTTTTCTCGGCATCTTCACTCAGCACTACTTCATAGCTAAAACTGTTGCTAGTGATGGGCTCGGTAACGCGGTGCTCTCCATTGAAGCCAGCCCCCGCCCCAGAAATTGTAACAGTGTCACCAGAGCTAAAGTTATGCGGCCCACCTGTTGTAACAGTGGCATAACCGCGAGAGGCTCGCTTGCTAATGAGTGTCTCAGAGTCTGTACACTTTTCAACTTTAATCTTTGTACCAACTATAATCCCATGACCTGTCGGAACAGTTAGGGTTGCTACCGCACTACCAATTCTTTGTTTCTGTACGGTGACATAGTCATAGATATTCTGAATGACTGCTTCGTCCCCAATTGAATAGGGGTGCTTGTATGTAGAATCTGTGCTCAGAGTGAGAGTGACGCTATTGCTAGTCCGAGACTTGTGAGTGATTGTTGTCGGCGTGCTAATCCCAGAAACAGTTATTGTGTCACCATTTTTGAAGTTGACTGATTTAGAAGTCTTGAGTGTGGCAATGTTGTCTTTGACGTAGACCGAGTAGATAAAGGACGCGTCTTGTAGTCCCGTGATGTCAACCACATCACTGTTGTTCAGATTGTGACTTGCGCTAGTCTGTACTGTGGCAGTCCCAGCGCCAGATGCAACGCGAAGTGCTCGAGAAGCAATTTGAATCAGAGGGGACGTATTAGCCACTACGACTGACTGACCAGCAGTAAATCCGTGAGCTTTATCCGTCGTAATGGTGGCAACATTGGAGGTAAGTTTTGCCTGCACAACACCAGCCGAGCTTGCACCAACAGTAGCAGTTGCATTATTAAACGTAGTCTCCGGAACACTGGCCTTAGACGCTTCTTGATATGTGAAGGTAGTTGCAGTTGTGTCGGTAATCTTCTGCAATCCGTTGAAGTAGCCCCCGTACCCGAGTGAGCCAATCTGAGTGTTGACTTCTACGGTCTGTCCGATACTAAACCCATGGGCTGAAGCTGTTGTGATTGTAGTGAGGCCATCAACAGCCACCATCTTTGTAACGGTTGCTTTTGCCTTTGCTACTGCAGTTGGGGAGAGTGTTCCAGTCTTTTCAAACGTAAAGGTAGTGGGGCTGGGGACGGAGTAGACGCGGTACTCGCCATCAAAATTGTCGTCGACATTTTTAATCTGAACAGCCTGCTCCAAAACCAGACCGTGCGGCTGAGCCGTTGTGATGGTGGCGTATCCACCAGCCAGTTTCTTAGAAACAATGTCGAGTGAGTAGCTGAGGCCGGGCTCGATGTAAACGTTAGGGAAGTTAACACCGACAAAGTCGCTGGCCATGCCTGACAACAAATCTCGGATGTAGTCATATGTGTCGGTACGCACCGAGACGTTGACCTTGTCATAGGTCCCCTCCGGAATAGTTCGAGTTCCTGTACCCGTGATAGTTGCGCTATCGGCGTTGGCCAAGGTTAGGGCATAGGAGAACTGCTTAGCGTCCACCCCTGATGCCGTAATCTTGAAGTCGGTTCCGTTGATACTGGTCAAGGAAGAATCAATAGTAACGAGATCGTCAGTCCTGAGTTTATGGTCGTCAACGGTTGTAATGGTCACAACATTGTCTGCAACTGAGGCAGAGGAGAGCGTCACTACTCGATTAAGACTGCTGAGAGTAAACTGTTTAGTAGTGGGGGCGGGGCTCGATGCAATTGTGTAGATTCCGTCGTATCGGAAGTCAGCAAACTGCAGTTCAACTGTGCGGCCAGACTTGAGAGCACCGCTAGTGTAGCCCAGGTCGAGATCAACGGTTCCAACTCCACTGGCCACGGTAAGCGTCGACCCAAGGGTGTGGCTGTATGTCTTCCAAATCTTACGGTGGTAGAGGTAGCTAGGAAACTCGGATCCATTGACAGACAGCGTTTTCTGCACAACGTCGTACGACCGGGACCAGATAATCCCACCCCACACACAGATTCCGTCTCGAACAATGTAAAGAGCGGTATTTCCTGGCGTCGTGCTGGAGTAGAGATTGAGGTAGTTAGTCTGCTCGGACGTTGGAATCGATCCCGAGAAAGATCCAGCACCGTTCAGGGCACGCTGATACGACACTCCACGGAACGGAATTTCCTCAAGAATTTCATTCGTGAGAAGATCGGCGGTGAAGTATCGATAAACAGGTGCAGTTATGGTGGCCATGTCCCTAGTCTTTTGTCATTTCTTTTATTTTACACTACCCAATCCAGCCTGAGCGGTATTCTATTTCTGCTGATGCAATGCTGGTTGTTCGTCGGGCCGTTTCGTTAGGAAAAGTAGGGCTAACATCTTCACTGGTCGCACCCGAGTTTGCGACGGTAGTTGTGTAGACCACGGTGTCGTACCGGGGGACACTTGCGATAAGCTTGTCGACAGCGTTATAGATATTTTTATTGGCTGGAATAGTGACTGTACCAGTAGTGAGGGCTTCAGCTTGATCTGTAGCAATTCCGGCCCCACTCTTAGTATAGGTAAATGATAAGGCAGTTGGGACGGATACTACAGCGGTTAAAGTGTCGTTGATTACACCTGAGTCCAGGTTATTTGCAACTCCAGTAGTGGCAACTGCGGTAATGCTTGCAGGAAGCGCCGCGTTTGTGACAGAGTAGTAGACAGTGGAAGTTCCAGTTGATGTACTTGGGTCTACTGTAAAACTAGTACCACTCAAAGCAGCATTTGTCTTATTAGTGGCAACTGCACTAACACCAATAGCAGGGGAGATACTGGGTAGAGCGCTACTGAATGCAAAAGTAAATGATTTAGTGGTTGGAACTGTTGCAATTGTGCGATCAATCCCAAAGATTTCAAGCAATGATCCCGAGACAGTTCCAAAACCATCATCTACTGATTGAACTGAATACGCTGTCCCGTCCGTCACAGGGTAGCTGAATGTCGTAGGGTTAATTACAGTAACTAAATTGTCGTAGATTCCATCAAATTCAGTATTAGTCAAGTTAGCAACAGTATCTGTAACTTCTTGGATGGAAGCGTTTACTGGGATTCCCGTAACGGGGGCTGTCAAAGTACCGACTTCAGTAGAGGCCGCCAGATACGCCCTAATTGTATAGGAGTATTGGGTCCCAGCCACGAGTGCTGGATCACTGTCAATGTAGGTAGGATTTGTCATCCGTCCAATGATGGTCCCAGCCACGCTACCAGCACCGGCAATCTGAACACCGTCACGATAGATTTTGTAGCCACCAGTATTGGTCATACTAGCAGGCTCAGTCCACGACAGGCGAAGCTGTTTGGGGACTTCAACGGAGGCCAGAGCAGTTGTTGTGATAATTGATGTGACTGAAAGCGCTGACGCAGCCGCTGCAAAGCCGGGTGCTGTTGCAGTTGCTGTGTTGGACGAACCACTATCTCCACCTGAGGCGGTGGATGTGACGTAGAACGAGTATGAGACACCAGGCGTTAAACCAGTAACTGAATAAGCCTCTGAGGGGTTTGACGATATCGCTATAGTGTTGATAAGTACACCATTTTGATAGATTTTATAGCCGTATGTTGCGGGTGCAGTGACAGGTGCAGACCACGTCAAATCAATCCGCCCCGTTGTGGAAGGTGTTGCTACCATGTTTGAGGGGTTAGATGCTACTGATGTAAAGTTTGCTGTTGCGGTTGATACGTTGGAGGCTAGACTGGTAGTACCAGCTGCTTCTGTTACAGAATTTCTGACTCTAACGTGGTACCTATACGCGGTACTATCTGGTGCCGTATATGAAAATGATGTTCCAGTAGTGCTACCAATATATGTCGTAACAGTGGTAGACGATAGGCCCCGGTAAATGTCATACCCAGTGATGGGTGCAACCGTAGCACTAGAAGTATTGGAAGCAGTCCACGAAAAAGTTACTAAACCCGCAGTGCCACTAGCAGTTGCTACAAAATTCTCCGATGCCATTGGGGCTTCAAGATATTTGTACTCACCAAAAAGTCTTGAATTCCATGTATACCCAGAAGTTTCTTGTACGGTGGTGCCGGAACCACCTCGCTTAAAATAAATACCACCCTGAGTAGATGGATTAAGTCGGAAAGTAAAAGAAGATGCACTAACTGTATCTACATAAGACCCAGAGAGTGTAGCCCAACTAGAAAGCGGAGGAGAGGAGTCAATTGCAACATTGTTAAATGTTGCAGTAAACCCAGCCAAGGTAGCAACGATATTTCCGACACCATCGTAAGAACCTAGATATGTGCGGAGCTGGGTGAGCTTTATTGGTCTAGTGAGGTCATACGCCTGATTCACTGTAGTAATCAGGGGGACTGATGATTGTACGTAGCTTGAATCCATACTATAGGAGGTGTTGGTTGTGCCTCCAAATGTCTCTGATATTGCCATGTGCTAGCTCACCTTCGTATATGTGAATGTCGTGGAAGTTGGGACAGATGTGATGACCACACTGGCGGTATTGAGCCCAGTATTAGTCACGTTGGTGATTGTTCCGGTAGCCGCACCATCTTCTGCTACGGCAGCAGTCTGTGAACCAAAGTAGTAGTAAGTGAAAGACGTTGTAGTCGGGATGGACTGGATGTAGTACGTACCCTCATATGCGTCGTAGGTAGAGTTGAATAGGGGGCTGATCTGGTCCCCAATTGAAAACCCGTGGGCGGCGGTTGTTGTGACAGTGACGAGTTGAGTTGCATACCCGCCGTATGCAAAGGCATCAACGGTGGCGGTAGTTGGCAGATCGATAGCCACACGGTCTGTCACCGAGAATCCATGTGCAGTTGTAGTAGTCATAGTCACCGTTGTTCCGCTCACGGCCTTGAGGGCCAGAGTTGTGGTTACTGGCAACACAACCGATGCATCTCCTGCAGTGGTAAGCCCGTGTGCTGTCCTAGTAGTAAGTGTTGCAACGCCATCTGCCATACTCTTAGTAGCAATAGAAGAGAGGGCTGGATTGGCTATATTGACTGTGTCGCCCGCAACGAATCCATGTGCTGCTTGGGTGTTAATTGTAACAATATCACTAGTGGTATCAAAAGAGTACGATGTTGCGGTGGCCGAAGAGGGGAGTACCACACTAAGCCGGCTATTGTCGGCCCACGAATGGGTTGAGTTGAGGGTGAGGGCAGCAATCTTAGTGGAGAAGTTATAAGCTTTTTGAGTGATGTTTCTTGCTTCTGTGACTTCTACTGTGACAAGATCGCCAACACCAAGACCATGAGCTGTATCAGTATTGACAGTTACAATATCCGTTGATGCAACCGCTGAGGTCGTAGAGATAGCGCGGCTTTCGGGCAAGAAAACATTTACTTTTTCACCCGGACCCAGGAAGTGTGCCCGGTCAAACTGGACAGTAGCGGTTGCCGTGGTTGTGGTTCGAGAAAACTTCTTGTTTACAACGGTGTAGTTGTCAAAGCTATCGGTGAGGGTAATATTAGTCGAACCAGCGTCAAGTTTGATCCAGTCAATAAGAGGCTCTAGTTTGGAGCGCTGTCCAATAGTGGTGCCGTTGAATGACACTTCTTTGTTGTAGGTGTCCACCATCAAAGTATCTGGGTTTGTTAGCTTTACATCAACTCCGCCAATAATTGTGGTAGTGGTAAAATCTTGTTCAAGGTCGGTAGAAACTAGTACTACATCAGCAAGTGAGTAAGAGAATGTATATGGTGTCTCAGTGGTGATAGCAGTGACGATATGATTACCTGACTGTGGGTCAATGTATTGGTCAATAGCGCCGCTCCAAGCAAAAGAAATTGTATCTCCCACCAGCAAACCGTGATTTGCATCGGTGGTAACTGTGACTACCAAGTTGTCGCGGGTATAGGACGTAGCTCTTGCAATGGCTCCAGAAGCACGCAAAGCTGAGACAAGCGTGATTGTTTCGTCTCGTTCTCGACTAGTAGCGTGGACGGTACTACCCGACCCAATGGGGCCATAAACAGTGACAGTTGGAGTGACTGTTGTGTTTCCAACGTTCACTGCCGTCACTGATTTTGATGCACCCGTTGGACTGGTAGCAGCGTCGGGAACAAGACCGTTAATGCTTTTTATTTCATACCCATCAACTTGATTGTCGGCCCATGCGTACTTGATTGGGTCAGCGGCCCGAAGAGTGATGGAAAACTCAGTACGACCGCGAGAATTTACTGTCGTAATGACAGGCTGTCCAACAAGGCGAACTTTTGCGATCTTGGTGGGATCCTCATCGACACGAAGCGTGGAGACACGTCGAACTAAATCTGTTTCAGTGATGAGTCGGCTTAGAGCCTTGGGAAGGTAGTCTCGGCTCTGGGGAAGAAATATTCCCGAGAGGGTGATGACGCGAGCCATGTATCGTCCCGATACGTCAAATGATCCATCCTCAGTTCCGCGTGTGATGTCTGGAACATCGGGGGATGTCTGACCCCACCATCCCGATAGATCAGTACATACCCATACAGTTCCGTCTTCATCAATAGTGTTGAATACCAGACGGCCCAGAGAAATGTCGGCATTAAGTTCGGGTCCCGTAATATGTGGAATTGGCGTTGGGGTAAGCGCACGGTTGACAAGTTCTTTCTCGCGTCCTTGCTCGTTAGCAGGAGTATCGCTGAGCTGGTCAAAGTACTCATTGACCTTGGTGGCTTGCTCAATAAGAAACGCATCCACATATAAGACTTCACTCGCTGTAGAAACATCAGTCTTTGCTTGGATTGTTGCAACAGCGTAGGAAACCCCAGCAGGTGCTATTGCTACGATAGAAAGTCTGTTGTCTTCCCAGCGGTCATTATCATAGACGCGGTGGATACCCGAGGTCGGCGATGTAGACCCAAGTGTGTTGTTGCTACTATCGTAGAACGTGACCAGCATTTCAACGTCGTTATAGTACGCCGTAGCAGAAGTATTGTCAGGTAGGTACACATATACCGAGAACGCATAAGACAGACCTGCGGTAAATCCGGTGATGTTGGTGGTAGTAGTACCGTAGAAGCCTGTACCCTTGTTGGTGATCTTGAGAGAGTAGTCACCAAAGAATGCCGCATCACTCGACCGAAGGATAGTAGAGTTGGCGGTCGCTGACCACCCCGTTGTGTTTGTCTTGAAAGACGGGTTAGGGACTAGATTGATTCTTGCCATTAGATACTACCTCGACGCATTTGGCGCATAAGTTCTTGAGAGACGACGGACGCGAGTTCGCGCTCGTCCATTCCGGGGGAGGGGTTTACGGTGATGTTGACGGTTGATCCTGTGGATCCTGCGGCTCCTCCGTAGTTTATTGCATTGAGGGTGGAAAGGTTTCGAGCAGTTGCTGCCGAGTTCACGACGTACTCACCGTTGGAAAGCATGGCTGGGATACGGTCAGATCGACCCCCGCCATAGCCACCGCCCGATACCATTCCTCCGTTGGCAAAGCCCATCATGTTGAGGCCACCGACCATACCACCGTTCTTAAATCCTGAGAACTTGAAGGGGATAGAGATTCCTGCAATAGAGACCGTACCACTCTTTGGCTGAGAAACGGCGCTGACTTTGACTGTGGCTTTTGCTTTATCAGCGGCCAGCTTTGCATTAGTTTCAATGAGACTGAAAGAACTCGTGTCTGCGGTAATCTTGACAGCTGGTGGTTTCCAGTCTTTAATAGTTCCATTAATAACACCAATGAAAGTTGCGTTATCAATCAAACCCTTGTCATATGCTATTTTGGCTTGTCGTTGAATCTGGGTAGCTCCTGCAGCAGTAGCCTGCGCCATAGCAGAGCTAAACTCCCCTGTCTGCCCGAGGATAGCGTTATTCATCTCAGCAAGTTTTTCCGGACCGTAGGTAGCAATCTCGTCGAAGACTAGGTAAGCCTGAGCTCCATATGTTTCTTTAATGTAGTCGACCGCTTGTTGACTCAGACCGTTAGCTTGTGCTGTTTGAATGTTGTTAAGATTCTCAACCAACTTCTTGGCGTTTTCTTTCATGGCGTCCATGAAGCCTTCAACCTGGAATTTTCCATCCTTAAAGCTTGAGGCCATGACATCAACACGTTCAGCTGTTGCGTAAGAAGCTGCTCCCATATCAATGGCAGCCTGCTTAGCGGCTTCGGCCTCTCGGCGGAAAGCAACTTCACCCTCACCGAGGGCGTAGTTCATGGCAAGCTGGGCATCAATCAGACCATTTTTACCGACGAGTGAGATACCTTCGGCAGCAGCTGATGTTTGGAGAGACTTAACATACTCGTCACCAAATGCCTCGACACCGCCAGTAAGTTCGATAAACTCTGCGGTGGTTGCTCCGGTGCTGGTCTTAAATCCTTGGAGAGCTTGCTGAGCAGCTCTAATGTCAGTCGTAGCGACTTGGGCTAGCGAGGCACCTACTTCGTCTAAGCTACCTCTAAATTTTTCAACGTCTGCTAGTCCCTGATTAAATGCAGTTCCAGCGTAGCCGTACATACCACTGTACGATCGACCTAGACTTGTATTTACTTTTGTAAGATTAGTAGTCTCATCTCGTACAGCTTCTAGAGCCGAAGTCATGTCAGATGTATCAAACTTATTAAAAGTGTCACCAGTCTTACCCAAAGCAGCATTGACAGTGTCAATGGCACTGGCATTTGCTTTGAGGGATACAGTTGTTGCCTCTACGCGGGCTTGGAACTGTTTCTCAATCTCTCCTGAGATGAAAGTAATAGCTGCCATTAAGGCTTCTAAGCCAATCAAGATAAGACCAATAGGGCCCAATGAGGTCTTAAGTGCTGTACCTAACACTTTAATAGATGCAGTCATACCACCAGACAAGCCTATAGCAGCCCTAAATGATGTACCCAGAGTAAGACCAGCATCTCGAGCCTTGGTAAATTCACCAGAAAGGCTACCCATTGCTGCTCGCAGGGGTGTCATTTCAATTCCCATTTTAGCAAAACCAAGTGTTAGATTGGAAAGAAGACCAATCATAATTGTCTTAACTTTATTAACTGTTCCCATGACAAACCCAAGAGCGGAAAAACCAGCAAGAATTGGACCAAAAAAGTCAAGAAGTGGTTTAAATGTCTGCGCTAAAGATGCGAATCCATTGACCAGAGAAGACACAACATTGAGGAATACCACGGCAGAACCAGAGTCAGCAAAAGCTGCAGCAAGTTTAGTAAGACCAAGGATAATTTGAGCTAGTGGGGCAGAGGCTTTGAGAGCTTCTTGAACGAGGTACTCCAGGTAGTACGCACCCTGATTGAGGGTGTTATAGAACTTTTCAATCTCAGGAGACCCACCAGCTTGCGCCAAAATGTCTACAAGAATTCCGAGTGAGTTTCCAAGGGCCATAGTGTTCTCAGCAGCTTGGACAAAGTAGTTTTCTAGGAACGTCTGGTTCATGTTGGCCCAGCCGTCGGAGGCGTCAATCATGTATTCGAGGAGAAGATCACCACCTGATCCCGGACCAAAGTTCGCGGCAATGATGTCTCCAAAGCCATTGAAGAGGTTGCCGAATATTTGGCCAAACTGACCCGCAACTTCGCCCGCGCGAGTGAAGAATGTTTCAAGTTGGCCAGTGGCATTTTTTGTGTCAAGGAACTTGGCAAAGTCGGCTGCTTTACCGTCAATAAAGGCTGTGAACTTATCAACAAGTGGGGATGCGGCATCAAAAATTGTGAGTATAGATGAGAATACAGATCCAAGAATAGATCCGACCTTAGGCATGACATTTGCAACCATGGTAAAGAATTTACCAAGATCATCAATGGCACCAGACTTCATGAGCTGATCAGTAAAGTTTTTAACTGCTAGACCGAGAGAGTCACCGACTTGGTCAAACCCATCACGAATTTCTGCAAATAGTCCAGCCTTAGAGAGTCGACGCATTTGGATTTCCAGCATTGGCAAGAATCCCTGAGCGACTTCTTCACGAAGACCAACCAGCTGTGGCTGAATTTCCCGCTTAAGAAAGTCAGCAAACTTCTTCTGGCTTTTAGTAAGTTTGTCATATGCCGCCACGCCAGCGCTCGCGCCAGAAGTTCGGGCTTTGGCTACGGCTTGTTCAGCCTCAATTTGCGCCCTAAGGTTGTCGCGCACTGTCCGAGCTAAGTCCTCTTCGGCTTGACGTAGACGCTCCTTTGCTTGAATAACAACATCAGTAGCATCGACACCATTTTGTGCATACCGCTCTTGTTCAGTGGCGAGGTCGCTCGACCGATCAGCAGCTTGACGGTAGTTAAGATCTGCTTCCTTAAAAGCAAGTTCTGCTTCTCGCCGGGCCCGAGAGTTGGGTGGAAGGTCTTGGACCCGAGCAAGATTTTCTCTTGCTTCTTCAAGCGACATGGCTGCGCGTTCTTGACTGAGAGCAGCATCCTCAGCCTCAAATCCTAGTTGCTGTAGGTACTCAGCGCCCTCTTTGTACGCGTCATTCAAACCAATCTGAGCACTACGAACATTCTCATTAGCAGCTGCTAGAGACTCTGCATTACGTTCTACAGTGAGGGCCAAGTTTTTTAAGGCCTGTGCTGTTGCATCAACTCCAGAACCACCACCTCCAGTAGTAGTTTTAAGAGCTGCTCCAATACCACCAAGGGCAAACTTCATGAGGGCAAACCCAGTTGCTGCCGCGGCCATTGCCCCACCAAGTGCAACCACGGAGGCAGCAGCTAGGCCAGCAGAACCAATCAGAGCACCAAGACCGCCAATAATAGAGCCAATAGTTCCAGCAAGAGCCCCAAGTCCTGACTGTAGGTAGTAGCCCTTACGAACTAAATCGGTAAACGCTTTTGCGGCCTCTTCACCACCAGGAGCAATTTCCCGGAGGTTGGTAAGAAACTTACCAATACGCATATTGGCTATCTTGCTCTCAAATCCCTTTTTGTAGCTATTTCCGGCGCGAGCGCCAGCAGACTGAACTTCCCGGTCTACTGTGTTGAACCCGCGCTTAATGTCGTCCGCTACCTGACTTGTCAGGGCACGAACGACAATCTCGGCTCTACCTACAACTGCCACGGGCTATCCTAGCGGTGTATCGAGAACTCCGCCAAATGGGTCTGGGCTCTCGGGGTTGAATTCAGTGGGTGGGGTGTACGGCTTGGCCGTTGGGTTGACTGGAATAACATCGTTGAGGTTGTCGTCAAGATCGTCGGGATCAATGTATTGTCGACCCTGAGGCTCATCCGAAACCCCATACGTATAGTCGCGACCATAGAACTCTCGATACATAACTTTCCGTACCCGAGTTTTCTGAGTTGCTTGATCTCTAGAGTCGGCGAAGTAGTCTTGTTCCATATAATAATGGAGTACATCAAGCATGTCACTCGCCTCCATCTTCTCTAGGTGTATGTTGTTACTTAGGGCTCTGCCGTTGACCGTAGGCCAGAGGTCTAACGCCCACTGGATTAGACCTCGGATTGCGATTCCGGGCGGTCACCGTACTGGGACATGACCCAGCCTACGATTTCACCCAGTGTTTCAGCACTGACAATTCTTTTCTTGTCCTTGACAAGAGCCTGGAATCGCTTGTAGCTTTCCTCTTCAAGAGCTGCAGAGAAGAATTGTGTAATTGAACGGACCGAGTCACCAGAGTCATCGCTTGAGCTAGCAGCAACCAGTTCAAGAATGACAAGTCCCTGCATTTCCTCAACGCAGAAAAACTCTTCACCGTGGATCTTGAAAGAAATTTTTTCGGAGGCAGCATTACGCTTGCCTTCACCAAAGTCTTTAAACTTTGACATGAGTAGTACCTCTATTCTTAGTTATGTCGTTTTAGGCGTACATGCCTAAGATAATTATACCGCAGAACATAACTATCGAGGTGTAAATACTCCACGGTCACTGCGGATAATCTCTTCCAGACGGTAAGTGAGGTACGGGTTGGGCGCAGTACCAGGGTGAAAGATTTGTTTAGAGTAGACAGTTCGACCCTTGGAAGAGAACTTCAAGACTTCATCTTGATCTGCCTGAATAACGTGTGGCGGTGTTCCCTCGTGGTGGTCATACGCATACGATGTGTACGCACCAACAATGCGCTCTTGGCCCCCAGCAAATCGATTAGCCGACCACTTGATGGAGTTTCTCAGATGTCCAGTTCTAACTCCAACTTTTAACCGCGCAGCATCAGCAAGTCGATTAGCAATACGGTTCATATAGGTAGCAACAGGACCAGTTGGACCGTTAACTACTTCATCTAGAATATCTGGGTAAAGAATCAGACCGCTAAATGTGTAGCTAAATTGAGGTACTGAAAAAGAGCCCCCACTCGGACGACTACGGTGTGTTGCCCCTCTAATCCGCTTGTACGTTCCGTACAGTAGACTATCGGGAAGACCGTACGTCATTAGGGAATGGCCATCGTGAGGCTAAGAGTGGTAACAATATACCCACCCTGAACTGCCCCGATTTCGACAGTAGCAATAACGCCGGGACCCGATAGGGATCCAAGGTCTTCATCCCAGTAATCAAACTGGTTTAGTGATTGTAAAAGAACCCACGAGTCTACAAGGGCAATATCGGAAGCGCTCTGAATTAGTTCGGCAGATGGCGTTCCACCATTCTGTCCAATGACGGGGATAGGTCGAGAAATGTCAACACTCATTACCGCAGTACGAGGCATATTGCATCGTTGCGGGCCAGAGGCCTGATCCCCAGGAGGGCCTAGATACCCCTGTATAAATGAAACAGTCAATTGCTCACAGTCAATAACTGGTTGACCGATTGTGTAGTAACGACGAGATGGCAGGGGCACGCCAAACGACGTAAACACATTCTCTACACGTTCAAGAACGCCAGCGAGTAGATTACGAAGATTGAGCGCTTCCGCGTCAATGTCATAGTTTGCTACCTGAATAGATGGCATGGATTACTCCGCAGAAGCCTCTTCTACCTCTTCAACAGGGGTTTCGACAACAACGGGGGCAGGGGCTTCAACCTTTTTTGCCACAGGGACAGTAACAGCGGTCTTTTTGTTTCCGGGCATATCTTGTGCGCGGAAGTTGGTCATAACGGTCATGGGGTCGTTCTCCTTGTTTATGTGAGGTCTACATCTAGGTTACCAGATGTAATATAGGTGCTTGCGCCGTTTCGTACTCCATACAGATCCCATGTCCCAGGATCAATCATGCGAAGTACAGAAAAAGCATCAGCATAGGGGATGGTGATAGAAATATTTGTTGAAGTAACCGTGATGTAGGACGCGCCCGATACAGTCTTAGAGTACGTCCCGTCATAACTGCGTAGAACTACTTCAGGAGTCCAACCTGCCTGCGAGTATAAGAACGCAGCATTGATGGAGGCAAGCGTTACGGTAATGGTTTTGGATTCGCCAGCGGGAACAATGATGTCCCGGGCACTCGCAACAAGCTTTCGTGTCTTGCGTGTGTACTTGCGCGCACGAGGGATGTCAGGAGTAAAGACGCGAGCACGCTTCTTTGCTCCGTCTGGGTTGTTAGTTTTGAGAAACAGGTCGATTTCGTAGATACCTGTACGGAGTTCAGCGATAAAGTCCTGCTGATCAAGGATGGTGTAGTTCACTCCTTGACGCGAAACGGAAGTTACACGACGAGGAAGAGCGCAGTCATCGTCACCTGTCCACAGTCGGATGAACTCCTGAGCAAGACGCTTGGCCGCAACCTTTCCCATGGTGGGTGGGTTCATGCCGTAGGTGTAGGTGACTTCGATGTCAGCGGGGACAATAAGAGCGCCCTCGGAGAACTGGATTGTCGATCGATCGACAACGTAGTACTTATCTGGGGAGTAAACCTCACCCTTTGTGCTACGAACAGTCTGAATAGATTGAACGGGCTGACTGCGAAGTCGGATACGGGTTTCAGCCGAGACCCACGGCTCAATCATCTCCGTTGTTTTAGTAACAATGGCATTGACGAGAGCGGCCTCTTGAAGTAGGTGCATGTTGAGGAGTGGGGCAAATCGGACGTAGCGCTCGGTGATTGTCTGTGTTCCGACGTACTTACGACCCGACATCGACCACATCAAGTAGGACGCAGTCTTCACCGCATCCTGAGCGTATTCGTTTTCTTGGAACTGAGGGTCGAGTTCGTCGACTGTGATCCAAAGTCCAGCCATGTTTTATTCCTAATCCTTTATGGTAAATGGGTGGCACACCGTGAGACGTGCCACCCATCCACCTAGTTAACTATTGGTTAGGGCGCTCCAGTTGGGCCTGTCTGCGCGACTACTACGTTGTCGATGGCGTTGTCAGCGTTGTAGTTGACGTTTCCAGGAACGTTGATAGCGATGTCGCTGTCAAGAGATCCTGTAGCCACTTCGTCGTAGGTTCCGTAGTTTGTGACGGTTCCAGTATCGACCGCCGAGGCGACAGTACCCGCCTTGGCATATCGGAACGTGGTTGTAGTTGGGACAGCCGTGACGAGGAAGGTTCCGTTTAAGGTTGTAGCCGTAACAGCTGCAACAGTAACTTCGTCACCAACGCGGTAGCCGTGTGCTGCGTCTGTCGTAATGGTGACAGTACCCCCAGAAGCAACAACGTTTGTGATGTTGTCAGTAGCACCCCACGTGTAGAAGCCCTTGAGTCCAGTTGGAGCCCATGTCGAACGTGCGTACGAGTAGGGGCGGTCCGAAGCCTGTGGGAAATCCCAGCGGTTGTCGGGTCCAAAGTCGAACGCAATGTTTCCAAGGCCGTAACCTTCAAATGTCGTTGCGAGCATTCCGTTCTCGATAACGCGGTCACCCGACTGGCGGAGCTTGGCGAATGGGAAAACCCAGTGGAAGTAGGGGTACGAAGCAGCCTTACGTCCGTCCTTGACGGCGATGGACCAAGCTTCGATGGAGACACCGTTACCGGCAGGGTCATCTCCAACGCCAGGAGCAGCCCAACCAACCGACTGTACTGCCGATCCAGTGTTCTTGCGGAGCAAGAGTCCACCGGAGATGAGGGCCGAGAGTTCAGGGTCTGGCTCGCAGATAGCGAGTTCCATTGTGATGCGCTTGAGTGTGTCGGGGGACTTGTATGTCACGCAGACAGCACCGTTAGCGCTCTTTTCCGTGAATTCGTCACCTTCTTCATACTCGGGGGTGAACGATACGCGCATGAACGCGGATGTGGTGTATGAGTCACCAGCACCGTTCAGAAGGTTGCCGCTGGCATCGAGTCGGGTAACACGAATGGCAACACCTTGAATGCTGGCGGCGTAGTCTTGAGTAGCCATGTAGCTATTCTCCTTATTTGTTGTAGGTTAGGCCGCTGTCAGATCAACTCGAACAGCGAGGTGGATCGAAGTGTCAAAGAAGACCGATGCAGATCGGTAAGCCTTGATCTTCATGTCATTTGCATTTCCCGACACGGCATAGCCCTGGGCCAGTGTGTCGTTGACGACCTCAGGCTTCCCGAGGTGAACTCGGAGTGTGCCTGTGGCGTACATCCATTTGTTGGTATCGGTAGCCGAAGCTCCTGTTGCGCCAACGGGTCCAGCGCCGGAGTACCCTGAGCCAATAATGACTGGAGTTCCACCCATTGTCTGGTGGTGGTCTTTTCCTTTTTCGTGGAACAGCATTTGGCTGTTAGAGCTAAGTATGGCTGCAACATCGCGAGTCATGTGAATAAACCCTTGCTCGCCGAAAGGCGATGTGGTGCCAATGTACTGCTCAAGCAGGGCAAGAGCACGCTTGGCAGAGAGGGCAGTCCCAGAGTTGAGAGTAGTGACGGTCGAGGCCTTGGTCAGGTATGGATTGGCGAGGGTTTCTCCCTGGGCAATAGCGCCGTCCCAAAGCTCCTTTTCAACGGCTTTCTGCGATGCAGCTTCGACCTGTCGAAGAACACGCGCAAAGCGATCTTCGGCAACAAGACCAAGAGTAGAAGCGTCGTCTTCTACTTCAACAAAGAAGGGACGAATTTGAGCAATAAATCGATCTGCCCTGCGGGCACCCGAGTCAGGGCCGTGGATGACGTTGCTAGTGTTACTAGTGATATCCCAGTTGCGAAGTGCATAGGGAGAAGATTCAAGCATTTGTGCGTATCCGCGTTCCCAGCGCTCGTCGTAGTCGCGCGAAGCGTGGGTGATTGGGGGAACCGCAGCGAAGAGTCCGAACTGAGTCGGCTCGAGGGGAAGTGCCGGGTGGACTCCATTGAATGCCATTTGGTTCTTTCCTTAAGGTCTGATCTTGTGTGGGGAGTCCCCCAGGGGCCGAAGCCCCTGGGGAACAACCACGGGGTGGTTACCTATCGAGGATTAGTACTCGATGGTTGCTGCAGCCGTGCCACCAGTGGTGTCGCGGAGTGCTGCGGCGGTACCGTTGACGTTGATTGTCGAGGTGATGGCGAGAGACTCGACACCAACCTTTGCGACGCCTTCGAAGGTTTCAACGAACATCTTGTAGTCGTTGGTTCCGACGAGGGTCGAGTCACGGATGATACCGAGGTCGAGGGTTCCACCGTCAAGGAAGACGAAGGTTCCTTCAGCAAACAGGTACCAAACGAACGAGTCAGGGAACTCGAGGAGTGCTGCTGCACTCTGCGAGCCGAAGACCGACGCGTCCATCGAAGCAACAAGCGTCACGTTCGAGGTGGCAAGGTATCCGTTGATTTCTGACATCGAGATCGAGATCGTACCGTCACCAGGCATCGACAGCGTGAGGTCTGCTGCGATTGCGTCATATACCCAGTCAGGGATGATGGCGCGAAGCTGGGTGCTGTTCTCGATACGGTGACGCGAGCGGTAAGCTGCGGCCGCACGACGGATCTGAACGAGGAAGTCGCGACCAAAGCCAATGAGGCTTGTGGTTGTGACTGCCGTCGAGCCAGTCGAGATACGCGAGAGCAAGTTTGCCTCTGCCTCACGAGCGTGCTGGATCAAGCCAAGCTCGTTGTGGCGAGCGAGAAGCTCGGGGTATGCACGGGTAAACAAGTTACCAAACTGCATCTGCAGAGTAACAGCGTCGGTGACGGCTGTAAGCTCAGCAGCAGCAGTAACGGTCAACGACAACTTCGACGCAGGCGAAGGAGTTGTTGCTGAGTCGTTAGCAGCGGTCCATACACCAACAGCGTTCTCGTAGGACGAGAGTACTGGAGGAGTAACGTAGCGAACTCCGCCACGGTCTGCCTGGAAACGGGGAAGTGAGTCGCGGACAGGACGCATGTTCGTTCCAAGTCCAAAGACGTCGTACTTTACCTCGAGAGGCGTTGCAAATCCACCGGAAGCGATAAGAGCTTCTGGGCCAACAACTGCTTGGATCTTTGCGCGGTTCTCTTCGGGGTCCGAGCTCAAAACGCGAGAGTCGGGGTACTGGGTCGAGAGGGATGCAACAATGTGCTGTTCTCCATCTCCACCATTGACGCGACGGAGGGTGTGCAGGCGCTTTTCAAAAGCCTGTGCCACCTCCGACATGTCTGTAAGGGTGCTTCCAGCCGTGTAGCCAGGGATGTCCGCGCCCGCTGTGATAGCAACGGGTGCTGCGGGTGCAGCCTGAGCAACTGGACGGCGGTCTGCTGGAGCTTCGAAAGCTCCTTCTGCTGCGGCGGTCACGGGTGCCTCTTCCTGCGCCTCAGGCGCAATGTCGGTGATTTCTTCGGTTGGTGCCTCAGCCTCTTCCGCACCTTCGACAGAAGCCACAACGGCTTCTTCGACGACAGGTGCTTCTTCGACAGGGGCGGGTTCTGCTGTTTCAGCAGGGACGACTTCCTCATCAGTTGAGAATTCAGCAACAGGAGCATCGACATCAGCCGATCCATCCAGTACTTCTTCAACAACTTCGGGTTCTTCATCCGTCGAGAATTCGGCATTCTCATCGGAGACAGTCGATGCCTCAGACATTTTGTCTTTCTTGTCCTCTTCGGGCATGGTCATTGGAGCTTCTTCTTCTACAACGATCTCTTCCTCAGTTGGAGCGGTGGGCTCTTCGGTCTCTTCTACCATTTCTGGTTCAGTAGCCATTGGGGCTTCCTCTTCTTCCTCGGCGGGGATCATCTCTTCAGATTCTCCATCACCATATACTCGATTAGTGGCTTCGGCGGCCATGGAAACAAGTTCCTCAGCCTGCGCCTCACGGCGCTGTACCTCACCACGGACGGTCTCTAGCATGTCCGCTAGAGTTGTCATGGCATCCACTGACTCAGGTGTGAGATCGCCGTTCTCGTCGATAGACTCAAACTCGGTGATGATGCCCGCCTGAAGCTCCGAGACTTGCTCGTCACTCAGTTCGGACAGTCGGTCCAGTTGGTTCTTAAAAGAATCCACTGTACCTCTCCTTAGGTCAGTCGGCAGACGGGATGTCTACCTGGGGGATATAGTCTGAGGCGTAGGGACTATCATCATCGATGCAGGCGCTACACCCTTCTTACTAATTGTAACTTATTATTAAGTTAGCAATCGAAGCAAACGATTCATCTGCGATGAAATATCTGCTTGACTGTATACATCCGATCCTGCTTGGAAACCTTTCAGTTCCCGGGTAGCAATATCGGCGTCCTCTTTCCCAATTTTATCTTCGACACGGGTTACCATGTCGTCCATCAACTTCTTCAGCGTAGGGGGAAGATCGCTGTAGCGAACTTTCTGCGCTTGGTTATCAAATGGGAGAGGAAGATTTGCAATCGCTTTTCCAAGTTCTGTTGTAGAAGAGCGAACATTTTCAAGGGAGTCGGCGTTTAGTGCGCCAGCATCAAGACGATCAATGATGTCAATGAGGTCCTTTGAGGCCATAACTGAACCTAAGTAGTTTCCAGTATTGTCAAGGTTCTCAATTTCTTTAATTTTTTGAAGAACATCTTGACTACCTGAGTCTCCAAGGTCCTGCTTCAGACGAGCAAGTACCTGACGGAATCGACCTTGCGCGTCGCGAGGCTGAGTCTTGGGCGTGTACTTAACACGGCCATCGTTCTTTCCCTCTTTTGCGTCAAGGATGTCTTGAAGGTTGACACCAGGGAGGAGAATCTCCAACTGCTTAGCGTCGACATTAGTCAGGTCAGGAATGTTTCCGGCACGAATCTGTCGAACAGCTTCAATTACTGAATCTGCACCAGCGGCCAAGAGCGTGGCGCGGTTACGCATTGAGTCGAGGCTTGCAGTAATCGAGTCCGAGGCTGCAGTCTTCCAGTTCTCAGGAATCATTTTTGATTCACCGAGAGCCCGCGCACGTTTTGTAATATGCTTACGAACTTTTGCACGATCAGACTTCTTGGCGCGACCATATGCTTGAATGGCGTTCTTCAGGTCTGAGGCATTACGGATTGGATATGAGCCATCTGGGAGAGCTTGACCCTTGTCAGCAAGAGTCTCGCGCTCTTTTGAGGTAAACTTGGCAAACTCTGTAATAGCCGAGAGTTCGCGAACGCGCTGGACAATGTCGCCCGCGCTAGCCGTCAGGCCGGCCTCGAGGATACCCTGCTTAGAGAGAGAAGCATAGAACATGTCATAGTTCTCTTCTTCCATCTCGTAAGGCTCTTCGGTCTTTTCAGAACGCTCCTCTTCGTACTCATGCTTTTCGTAGTTAGCAAGGGATACACGCAACTGCCATGCCCACTTTTGGTGCATTTCAATGCGTCCACCAATGAAGTTGGTAATACCCTGCTCATTGACTTCATTTGCCACATCAAAGACGGCTTTGAGAAGTCCAACAACACTTTCGTTGACTTCATGAAGATCAGCCACCATATCTTGAGGCGTTGCGTCATTACCAAGGGTAGACTCACCAAACTGACTCATCTTAGCAAAGGTAGCAAGATCATAAGGAGCCTTGTATCCAAGCTTTCGAATATTCTCCGCAAGTGGATCGAGTGATTCTTCGACATCTTCATAAATTTCATCAAAGAGAGCATGAAACTGTGGGAAGTCATTTCCTTCAACGTTCCAGTGGTAGCCTTTAACCTTGGCCGCAAAGACAGATACATCAGCGAGGGTCTGCTGGAGAATCTCAGCCAACCGTCCATCAATCTTGGGAGCGTAGGATTTCATCTTCTTATTGGCAAAGTCAACCCGAGCTTTTTCGGCAGCTGCTGTGAGAGCATTGCGCTCCTTTGTTTCAATGCGTGCAATGCGCTCGTGAAGTTCGTCAACGGGGTTGGACTTCATACGAGCTAGAGTGGCAGCGCCAGCAGCAACCAGAGCCATGACCTGACCCGAAGCGACGCGAGCGCGTGCAATGGGGAATCCAGGAACATTGACCTGACAGACAGCAACGAGTTCGAGCGAGCCACGGATTGGACGCCAGTCACCCGAAGGTGCCGACGCGCGAAGGGCACGAATCTGCTCAGGCTGGACTCCGGGGCGAAGTGCTCCAGCAACCCAGATTCCATAGCGGTCCTCGCCAGCGTGGA